TTGCTACCTAACCCCCTCAAGGTTGGTAAATCTTGCCCAAAACACCCCCGCTATGTCCAATTTTACCGCCGACCTCTGGGCAAAATCTGGGCAATAGCTTTTTCACTCACCGCCGCTTGCTCACTCTTTAGTGTTGGCGCTAAAGCAGCCCCGATAAGCAATAAGCCCCCAGGTTACTGGGTCACGGTTGATCGTGTGGTGGATGGTGATACGTTTTGGGCGGAGGGTATCAAATACCGACTGGTTGACATCGATACGCCAGAAACATCCGCTGACAAACGTCATGGTTATAAATGCGATGCGGAGCGCCGCCTAGGTGAATTGGCCACAGCCGAAGCCGAAATCCTATTATTGAACAGAAAAGTTTGGATAAAGCCGAGCGGAAGTGACGACCGTTATGGACGAAAATTAGTCAAAGTTCGTTACGCCTATGGGCAATGGTACGGCGAACATATGATAAAATCGCGCTTGGCGGCGCGGTGGCAAGGGCGTAAACACGCTTGGTGCAAAACTCAAAATTAACTCACGCCGTTTTCGACAAACACGGCACGGCCTTTATTGCGGGCACAAGCCGGCAAGATTGTTTGCTGCAGCTTATCGGGACAGACACGCCAGACGCTTTACTGGAGGCCGAATGGCGGCGAGATTGGGCCGTCAAAGGGTTTCAAGTCCAAAAAATTAAGCGAATAAGACCTGCCGATAAAGGACTATCTGGCTATGATTTAAGTCCTGATTACGGCAGTCAGGATGGAGGACAGTCCGCCAATTTCAGCCTGATAACTGGCGGCATTGTGACAGGTTTAAGCTTAGCCCTTCTGGCCGTTATCATCGGAAGATTAGTCTAATCATCCCCCGCCGCAGCAATCGCCCGTATCCCATTTTACAGGTAGAATAATAGCCGCAAAGCGTAAATATAATACGACAAAATGTCGTTTTTCTCTTGCATAATACGACAAAATGTCGTATAAAATGTTATCGACGGGGAGTGGCCCCGCCGAGTAACAAAGGAGTAAATGATGTGAAAATCAAGTATCTCTGGTTTAGTTTAACCCTTAAATTTTTCGGTCTCAAAATCGAATTTAAGATAAAACGCTAAACCTCGAAGGTGGCCCGCAAGGGTCGCCTTCACCGAGATACATATCACATTTAAAAGTAATATGGAAGACAAACAAATATTCAAAGCTTGGATGGCTGAACTTGATTTTGATACGCGTGGCGGTATCGCAAAAGCGGCGAAGGCCTTAGGCAAGGACCGCCGCACAATTGAACGATATATAGAAGGGGCTTCGCTCTCTAAAGAAACACGCTTGGCGATGACGGCCATTGCGCAAAATCTTTCGCCATGGGATCCGCAAACCGAAGGACTCCCTGCTGTGCATTTCAGCCTATCTATCGGCGGAAAACAAAAGAAAGCTTAAAGTCGTGGCCTTCATCTTTGCGACGTTCGAGTAACAGGATCGTGATTTCATTTCCGGACTTAGAGAAACACACCAAGCGTTTCTCTAAGTCCTTGTATATGAGGTAAATATGACTCCACAAATAATAAAACTTAATGCTAACATTCGGTTATGCGAATATTTTATTGGTTAATCGGGATTTGGATTATACTTCAAAAGGTTATACTTCCTGGTCTATTTTTCGTCCTATCGGTATTTACCGCTCCAGAAGATATGTCTGAAGCCGTCAAGGAGAGCAGGATGATTTTGGACACTCTCAACAATAACCTTATTACAGAGATTACGCTATTCATCCTTCTTTTTGTTGGAGTTTTGCTCACATTCGGTAATGGAAATTGGCGTCATGTTGTTCACCGATATGCGTCAAAACCAAGGTTAAAAAGGTTATCAGAAGACGCCAAGCGAGTTGCTGAAGACATTGCTAACACTATCTCACAGCAAAATGCGCGTGAGTATGAACAACTAAATCAAGAATGGCATGAAAGACGGGAAGGAATAAATCGGCCAATGCGGCGGATCACTCAAGATCAAAGGTACTTATCAAAGCATATGATGGAATCTCACTCCGTTATACAGCGATTAAAGCAAGTCGGTTATTGGAACCCTGATAAATACTTTAGCGAGATAGGCATTGCGGGGGCCACTGGATTTGCTGCGGAATCCACCAGCAAAGCGCTTTTTTCAGCATCAGAACAAATTCGCTGTGACCTTGAGGATGGGTTTTTAACCATAATAACTCAACCTAAATTGCCTCAAGATGATAAATCAAGAGCTCGCTCTTAGCTAGCTTGTAAACGTTCGGAAGGTTAATCTAATCACCCTTCAGCGCCGCCAGTCTTTCTAAGGCTAAACGCCGCTCTTCATTCTGACGCTTTATCAATTGGGCCGCGGCTGTTTCGCGATTCTCAATCGCGGCTACCAAGCCTTGGCCCCATTTTAGCAGCTCGATAGACCAAAGCCCTAGGCGCTGCGCTCTCTCATCCGCGCTGTGGTAATCTGAGGCAATGGGCAAAGCCGGTTTTGGCGGGGCACGTTTGATTTCAGGGTCAACGGGGTCAATGGGTTTGGCAGGAAGGGGAATTTCAACGGCTTCGTAAGAGGCGGTCAATGTCCGTGTGGATTGACAGGCTGGTAGAAGGCAAAGGGGTAGTAGCGCAATCAGGCAAAATAGGGTTCGCATTTTCAATCTCCAATTTTAATGACTTAAGCGTGTTTCGAAGGGCCGTGTTTTCGGCGATGACGGCCGCATCAATGGCGGCGACCTCTTTGATGACCTCAATATAAACGGAGTCCGTTTTGTCAGCTTCGGCCGCCGCAGCGTCGGCATTGTCGTCCAGCTTGGACTTGGTTTTTTGCGCCTGCTCTGCAAAGGCCCGTTCAGTGCGGGAGACCCCAAGCGCGAATTGAGCCTTTCCGTAATCAAGGATTTGTGCCCGAATGAATAAGCCCATACCAAGAAGCGCCAAGACCCCGCCCAATCCGAATAAAAATTTAGGCTTTAGAAGAAAAGACAACATTAGCGCAGCACCTCCCACGCATCCGCGAGAGATACGCAATCCATAGAATTATCTGGCCGGCCATCACCCGTTAGATCTGTTTGCCCATTTTGATTGACGACGATGCAAATAGGCTGGCCGTGACTGTCCAGACCCGGAGAGCCAGACATTCCCCCAACCACAGGCTCGCGTTCAAATGTCGGGCGGGGACCCGTTTCAAAAACCACAATATATCCACCCATCGCATATGTTTCGCCGCCAGAGGCCCGTTTTAAATAGGCGTAACCCTTGCGATAAGCGAGGCCGTCAGCCCCTGCGGGATAACCTATGATTTCAACAATTTCGCCTGCCTCTATGTTTCGCGGAGAGGTCTTTGGAAAGCTTACACCATAAAAAGCCGCATCAATTTCAGAGGCATAAGAGGGCGTCAGCCCATCCAAAAAAGGCGGCGGGAAACCGTGCGTTTGTTTTGCCCTTTCAATTTCATCATGGCAGTGGCCCGCCGTGGCCCAGCCGCCCCAGAGGGGGAAAAAGCTGCACCAGCTTTGGCCCGTAAAATGGCGCTGAACAGGCAAGTCTGAAAATAAAGCCTGTCTGCGAGACTGGGTTATTTCTTGGCGCCAGCCTGTCGGAATATCCCATGGGCTCGCATCGGATATCTCATTTGAAAACTGTTTAATTCGTTTTATATATTGAATCGTTTCAGCGGCATGGCGGCCCGTAACTCGGCCCTGACAAGGTGCAATATCTTTCCACAGGCGCGCATCCCCGCATAGTTTTTGCGCTTTAAGGCAATTCCCCATCCCCGCATTATAGGCACAGAGCCCTAATTCATGGGCCTGTTCAGGTGTTCGATATCGTCGTCGCCACGGGGCCGTACGTTTTGCCTGATAGTAAGCGCCCTTATCAATGGCTTGGCGGGCATTAAACCTGTCAAAATCAAAACCAAATTGTTTCGAAATATCGCCCGCCGTGGCGGACATAAATTGCGCAATTCCGCCCGCGCCAGCAGGGGAGCGCGCCGCAGGATTGCAAAGGCTTTCTTGATAAAGCTGCGCCGCCCAAACGGTTGGATATTGAAAGTCATCAGGGAAGCGGCGGGAAACCGCCGCCCTGATATCATCAATGTAAACCTCGCAGGCGGTAAATTTTGACGGCCAAACAGGGCCGACTTGATCAGACGCTGAGGAGGATGGCGCCAGCCACAAACACCAAAGCAATGGCAATATAAAGCTGGCCTGTAAGCCCGGCGCGCGCCGCCGCAGACAGGTCGTCTGGAACGCCTTTAATTTCATCATGATAGACAGCGCGAATGCGCCAAACAAACCACGCCGCGCAAGGTAAAAGCCCCGAAAGCAAGCCTGTAATCGCCACAAATCGAATGACTTGTGCCAGGACAAAATCAGACGGGAAGAGAGACCCCAAAAATAAGATAATAAACAAAAGCCCCGCAAAGAACAAAGCCGAGAGAGGGTTGGTGAAGAATTTTCGCATGATGTTTCCTTTCGATGAGTCATAGCGTTTTCCATAAAAAAAGCGTCCCGAGGAACGCGTGTGAAAAGTAAGGCTTTAAGAGATTATTTGGTTTATTATTTGGGGGCTGATATTTCAGTAATTTCACCGAGCCCCGCGACATAGTCATTGTCGTTCGCGGCAAAGCGCCATTTTGCGCCTTCGAAAACATATTGTTTATCCGTCAATCGGGAATAGAAACTATATTCTAAATTATCGACATATCCGTCCCGCCAAGCTTTCTCATCCGCCTTGAAAAACTCGGCAGCGGTTTTTGTGTCATAGACCTCGGCATCTGTTTTACCGACGTAAAACTGGGCTGACCGGCTTAATAGATGCAAAGCATAATAATCACTGCACTGAACCATGACATAACGAACAGAGCCGTCCGATAAGACAATTCTTTTTTTAATCCAAATAAAGGCGCGCGCCGATTTCACTAATTGTTTTAACTCTGCCAAGCTGACAAGGTTATCATTCAAAGCTGTGCGCATTTCTAAAATCGTTATGTCTTCTGGGGCCTTGGCAAGGACGGCGCCGAAAAGCGTTCGCAACGAATAGAGGTCCCGCTCGGCCACATATCTGGCCTCGCGCTGCGAGTCTCTTTCCTCGGTAATATCTTTCACAGACCCGCCAATAAATGTCCCGGCCGCCACCACAATTGTGGCCAGCGCCGTGATCAAAGCTTCGGATAAGGTGGGCCAGCGAAAGCCTGATTTATGACCTGACAAATTGGATGACATCGCATTACTCTTTTGATTGGGTATTAATTGCTTTCAGTTTCAGTTTCTGAATTGCTCTCAGTTTCTGAATTGCTCTCAGTTTCTGAATTACTTTCAGCCAGCGCTGCCACCATTTCGGCATGTTTCTTTTTTAAAACCATTTCAAAATATTTTCTGCATTGGATGATTTCAGCCATGCCCACCACCTTGGACGGCATCGTCTCAATAAGGTAATCAATATCGGCAATAGGCCCTTCGAATATCAAAAACAGATCATTAAAAATGTCGACCATGCCTTGTAATTGGCTTTGTTCGGCGGCTTCGATTTGGGCGCTTGCTGCGGCGGCTTGTGCATCGGCAGATTGCTGAAAACTCGATTTAGTCATTGTTTATCCTTTAATTCGAAGGTTCAAAGATGGAGATTGAAACGGACCTAGAGAAAGTCCATGCGAGTGCACCCGTTGTCGGGGTAGGAAGATCGCTTTCGCTGTCGATGACCGTTTTCCAATTATAGGTCTCGGCCGAAGAACTCACTTGTTCATGGACATAGGTGCCCGACATGTGAAAGGTCTCACTGACGTGATATTGACCAAATTCTGGGTCGTATGGGCTTGTTGTTCGCGTGACGATGCCCGTCACACTGAGTGTATGGGCGAGGACATATCCTGAGCTGCCTTCTTCTCTGTAGAGTTTCAGAGTCGCCGCGCCCTTGGTATAAGAGGTGTTTCCCGCATCCGTAGAGCTCCAATAGGTTCGATTGCCCGTCCGAAGAAACGCCATTGTGGCTTCGGTTGTGTTTCCATTTGAGCCAATAGATGTGATTTCTGCGGTTGTTCCTGTTGAGCTGTTACTCGCTGATATAGGCGTGCCGCCTTCCTTACCGCCCTCCAGATAGCTTTCCCCATCAATGGTTTTGGCCCTCTTTCCATTTGTCTTCGTGCAGCCATCTACTGTGGCGGAATAGGGCCCAAACCATTCCATTAAATCGCTATTCGCGCCGAAACCAAGACCCAGAACATACATCGTGGTTGGATTTGTGGGCGTGCCGCCACCCACCCAGCGCAGGGCCTTGTTTAAGGTCATCCCATTCGCATCAGAATACCAGATAACCTCGCCATCAGCTTCGTGGCGGAGCTTGTCAGCAGACATTATAAAGTCAGATTCTGTAACTGTTCCTGTGTCTGAAGCGCGAAGATATAGACCCGATATTTCGTTATTCGCTCTGACAGAGAGGGTGGCCCCTGCGGCCGCGTAATTTTCTAAACCGACAACAGCGGCCTGCGTCAAGGCTGACTCTGCAATGATATTTGGAACCCTACTGGCTTCAATGTCGGATTGTGTAGAGGGGGCTATGGCGGCTTTATGCCAAGTAATAGTCCGAGAGCCTTGATTCAATCCAAACAAAGCGCCTGTCGTATAAGCCCTTAAATCCAATATGGCCTCGGCGCCATCCTGACAGTGTATTAGCTTTGAAAATCTATACCGTTTTCCTGGAACGCCCGCGCCAATAATATTACCTGAACTGTCTGGTTCGCTGGAAAAATTCAACGTATAACTAGCCAGAGATGTAGAGGCCGCATTTCTGGTGATAATCTGAAGACCAGACCCGTTTAATGTTCCCGTTTCAAGTGTGATGTCAGCCGAAATCAGCCAATATCCTGTGCTGAAACGACTATCATCTGCCGACAGATATCGGATACCTGCGCCCGAAGCGCCATCACTGATTTGTTGGAAAGCATAAGGCGAAACGCCTCCAGCCACTGAAACACCGGCGCCTCCTAAGGACGTCCAAGAGTCAGGTAAAACGCCGCTGTCATATGTCTCAAACGTACTATTCGGATTGATTGCCCCTGATCGAATAGCTGCGCTTGCCACATAAAGGTTTTGAGCTGATGCCGCAGCCGCCGCCGCATTCGTAGATTGTTCAATAGCCGTATCAGCGTGGCTTTCAGCTGTTTCAACAGCGGTGTTGATACGAAGTTCGGCAGCTACAACGGCATCTTTTGCATCTTCTGCGTCATCGGCGAAAGCAGAGGCTTGCGTTACAGACGTCGCTGCATTTGCTGCATAACCCTGCGCTTCGGTTGCGCTCCCGTCAGAGGCAAAAGCAAAAGCTCCAGCCGCGCCCTCGGAAGCCAGCGCCTCGGCGGCACTTGTGGCCGCCGCTTGTGCTTCGCTTTGTGCTAGCTTTGTTTGCGTTATATCTTCTACGGCCACGAAGGATATTTGAGCGATACAATCTGATGACCCTCCGCGCGCCGTATCAAAGGCAAAGCGCCAAGTGGACGCATTTTCAAAGCCATTTGTGGCCGCAGCTCTTAGCGCGAAAGGATTGAATTCAATGTCTCTGTTGAGCCATCCGTCAGCCACAGTCTGGGCAGACATAGATTTACTGGTAAAAACACTATACGCCCCAGTTTCTGTTAATCCGACGATTGAGATATAGGATAGGGTTTCGGTTCCTGTTGTTAAACGCCTACGAATTGTCAGTTTAACAATTTGGTTTTCAATGAAAGGCCGAGATGATCTTTCGCTAATGATGCGAAGAGTAGAGCCAGCATGCTCTAAAACCTTGCCTTCTCCCGACACATCTTCAATCGTTATATTACTATAGCTCTCTTGAGCAGGTGGGGCCGCATCCAGCTGGGCTTGCGATAAGGTATATCCCCCCACCCAATAATCGCCCTTAGAAAAATCTTGATCATATTGTTTGGATTGAGAAAATTCTATGTCCGCCTGAGTTGTCGCCACAAGCGTTTGAGCCGCCAAAGCAGCGACGGCAGACCCCTCGGCATTTGTCTCTGATGTAGCGGCATTGGTCTCGCTGATGGCGGCGTTGCTCTCGGCGGTTTCGGCAGACACTCTTGATGTGTCAGCGGCGGAGGCGGATTGGCCCGCAGAGGTGTCAGAGGCCGCAGCAGAGGCCGCGCTTTGCGCCGCCGCTGTGGCAGCGTTTTCGCTATCATCCTTAGCTGCAACAGCCTCAAGGCGGTGTTGATTGGCCGCCGCCGCATGAGACGAGGCCGCTGTCTCAGAATTACCCGCATTTGTCTCTGATGAAGCGGCATTGGTCTCGCTGATGGCGGCGTTGCTCTCGGCGGTTTCGGCAGACACTCTTGATGTGTCTGCGGCGGAGGCGGATTGGCCCGCAGAGGTGTCAGAGGCCGCAGCAGAGGCCGCGCTTTGCGCCGCCGCCGTGGCAGCGTTTTCGCTATCATCCTTAGCTGCAACAGCCTCAAGGCGGTGTTGATTGGCCGCCGCTGCATGAGACGAGGCCGCTGTCTCAGAATTACCCGCATTTGTCTCTGATGTGGCGGCATTGGTCTCGCTGATGGCAGCGTTACTCTCGGCGGTTTCAGCCGCTAATTTCGCCTGATTGGCGGCGGACGCAGATTGTTCGCTATCGTCAGCATATCCTTCTGCGAGGCTGGCGCTGCTATTGGCTGCTGTCGCAAAATCACCTGCGTTTGTGGCCGCTGTTGCGGCTTGGTCTTTGAAGGTTGAAGCTTGAGCGCTTGAAGACTGCGCGTCTGAAGCCGATTGCGCAGAATTAGTTTCTGCTGTTTCCGCGCCGCTTCTGGCCGTTTCAGCCAATACTCTTTCAGAGGAAGCAATAATAGCGTTCTGTTCTGCGGCCGTAGCACTGGCGCCCGCAGCGGTTTGCGAACTTGCCGACGCTAAGGCACTTTTAAGCGCGGCGTCTGACTCGGTAATATCGCAAAAAAGCAGTGTATCAAAATAGCTGTCATCATTGGCTTCACTGTTATAATCACTGAAAATAACCAGCCTGACTTGTGTGCAATCCGCGGGGAATTTGAATGGGGCTGAAGGGTCAATGCCTGTGTGGGATACAGGGTCGCTTTCAAAGTCAATCCATCCATCCGTGTCTTTGGTAAAATGCCCCGGCACACCAATGTATAAATACCCAGCATCACTGCCTGTGACATTACCAGAGGCGTCAAATGTCTGAACACCTATATAATATTGGGCCGTAACTGTGCTATCTGTTCGGTAGGCGCCACTAAGTTTATATGTCCTGCCCTGAGCCACAGGGATTCTTTCCGCCGAATATACATTAAATCTTGTTTGCGGCAGTCTGAGAACATGTTGCCGGCCCGCATATGTCTCTAAGACACTATGCGTGTTATATTGCGTATCCCAACCTTTATCGCCTAACTCAAAATAGGGATTTACGGTTAATCCCTCTTTTGAAGCCGCCAACACTGACATTTCGGAATGCGTAACGGCTGAGGACTGCGCTGTCTCCGCGGCGAGTTTTGCGGTTTCGGCGGCGGTCTTGGCTGACTGCGCAGACGTCTCTAAACCTTGAACGGCTGTAAGCGCGGTTTCAGCCGCGCCTTGGGCTATCTCAGCTAAGTTTTGTGCAGCCGCGCTCGTCTGAGCATGGGCTTCTGCGGCGTCTTTAAAACCCAAAGCCTCAGACGCACTCTGCGCGGCTGAAACTGTGTCGCCGTAAGTTTCAACAAGGTCGTCAACCCCGCTTAGAGCGGTTTGAATATGGGCTAAAACTTCATCTGCAGGCTGTCCGCCTATAGCGACAGAATTGCCAGCCGTGAATTCGGACGGCACAGCAATGTCCGTCAGAACAACCTTATCCGATAAGGCCGTGACAGACCCGCGCACATCACGCCAAGACAGGCGGATATCGATAGGGACGCCGGGCGTTAATCCAGTCAGTGTTTTGGTAGGGTTTTCAGCAGGGGCTGTTGTCGGCGCGCCCCAGTCAGTTGAACCTGAAACTCTACGTTCAATTAAAAGCGTTTCAAAAATAGCGGGATCAACAGGGTTAACCTGAATATCTACGACAGGAAATTTGACGCCGTCTGAATTGGTTTGAACCCGTCCAATAGCGCTGGCGCCGAGCGGCGCAGGCACGAAACTCGCACTGGTAATATTCTCGACAAGCAGCGGGCTTGAGCGTTGCCCGTCAAAATCAACAGATCTGATTTCAGCATTATATTGACGGTCAGGAAGCCCCGCCTCAAAGCTAAATTTACGCGCGTCAGGCGAAAGTGTGGGGCCTGTTATAGGGGAGACATCTTCGCCTGCGCCGCCTGTACGCCAATAACGGGTTTCAAATCCAGCAAGGCCAGATTTGTAACCATCGGGCAAATCAAAAGTGACGGTAATGGAATCGCGGCTGGATGTGACCCCAATCAAAAGCGGTAAGGGCGGCGCCGTCCAATTGGTTGGGCCAGACGGAACATGTTCGGGCAGAGCAGGCTTTGTGAGGCGCTCTGGCAAATAGGCGACTAATTCAACATCAAATTGGCGCGGGCCTGAGGGCTCAAGATGTTTTACCAAACCTTCAAAACTATCTTCGCCGGCTATCCCAATAATCACTAAATCATCAGGATCTAAGGCAACACCCTCTGGCAAGGCTTCGCCCAATGTAATGATGTCTGTGGTCAGTTCGGGGTTGAGGATTGAGACCCAGCCTTGCGCCTCGATAGAGGCCGTTCCATCTTCATGGTCAAAGATTTTTCGATAGCGTAAAATATAGTCTTCTCCGAGACCAAATTCTATGGGTTTATCAAGACGAAGTGAGTTTCCCGCAACAGAAAGAATCCGCGCCGAGTCAGCCACAGAATTTAAGATTGGGTGTTGTAGACGGACGAAATCGCCGAGCTGAAGCGTTGTCCCTTCTATGTCCATCTCAAAATTGGCAACAGTTGATAACAGCCTCGCCGAAGAGAGATAATAATCCCCGCTTTCATAAACGCGGTCATATTGTGTCTGCCCTGGGGTTGAAATCTCTTGGAACTCTGTTGCCGACAATGCGTCAAATCCCGGGGCGTAAACCGTGACTTCGTCATCTTGGAAATTATTATCTCGGTTTGTGAATGGAATTCTAAGTGCGTGAATGGCTTGGCTGAAAGTGCGGGTAAAGACAAAGCCCCGTGCATTTTTTGGGGTGATGATTTGGCTTGGGCCTTCTAGCCTTGGGCGATCAATGGCAATATGTTTTTTTCCATCAGATCCACGAAAGACCCGTCCGCGCCCCGCAGCGGCTATCATTTCTTCGACTTCGCGCCGCGCTAAATCCTGCGCGATAGGTAAATCAAAATTATAATTATTTTCATCACACCAAAGCCAGAAGGCCGCATAATCAGGCCAGTAAATTTCAGTGTCAGGCGTCGGGCGTTTCGTATGCGCGCCGCGTACCGCATCGAGCAATACATCCGCGCAGTTTCGGCTGGGTGTTGGATTGTTGTCCCAATGCGCCGCGCTGGCCAGAGCCGGGTCAAAGGTTTCAGGGTCAGCGTTAAATGTCGGGATAATTTTCTGAGCCCGCACATTCAAATTCGAGACTAGCCCAGAGAGTTCTCCTGAGGCCTTCATTCGGAAAAAGGCCGTGGCAAGTTTTGGCTCTGGCGTTAGATCCTTTTTTGACCAGCTATTGAGCTTGAACCAAGAGACATCATTCGCAACAAGGGAGTCCGTGTTTTTGGCCGTCGTTCGGCGAACCCGCACATCATATTGGCGGCCGGGCGGTACTGAAAAACGGATGCGATCTGCAAAGGGTTTGATGTCAGAACGGCGATATGTCTTTGACAACCCATTTGATTGCGAAATAACGGCTTGGTGATATTCAGAAAAGGTGGAAAAATTAGACCAATAATCATAGCGCCCGCCGCGCATTTCAGGATCCCAATAGCTATCTGCGACCGCGCCATTATTGGGCCCCGCATTTTCCCAATCTCCATAGGTTTCGCCGGCGCCTTCATCAGGATAAACCACACGATATTGAACGTCGACAGTGACAGAGACGGATTGCGGATTACCGGAGTCATCTGACGTGCCAAGGCCTCGAGCAAAAGAGAGCATAACATCGATATCGGCGACATCATCGGCTGTGCGCTCGATATGCCAAGTCGTGTCTAAATCCACCCCCAAATCAGTTTGGGTGAAATCCCCAGGAATAAGGGTCTGCCGAGGCGCGTCTTGCGTTGCTTGCTCTTGGATCTCTACCCCTGAATAATTTGAGAGCGGAGTGTCGCCCAGACGCCAATCTGAAAACACGTAATCACCAACACCAACGCAAACGCCAAAAGATATCCAAATATCATCTCCAACAGGTTCTTGATATTGCTCGGTGATAAGGCTGGGTGTGTAGCGATGCTCACCCAGAATGACCTCTACAACCTCGCGCGGACGCAGGCGGTTTTGTGTGCCTTGGAGGCTATAGGTCGGATCAGTCTCAGCGCGTGCATTGCCAGAGGTGGTTGGAACAGGCAAAAGCGCATTAATCGCAAGATTAGCGGTTAAGGTGAAGGCTGCCGCCGCCACGGCCGCCGCCGTTTTAGACCCAAAGAGAAAGGCGCCCGCCGCCGTCGGCCCAGCAATCCAAGCGGCGACAACGGCAACGGCGATAATGAGCACAGTTTTGAGGATTTTTTTACCCGTTTGCCCCGCAGGTTTTAATCCAATTTGAACCCGTGTTTGTGCTTTTGGCCGAATATGCGACCAATTCTTGCGGGGGATAATTTCGCCGGCCATTAAAATCACGGCATGCGCGCGCAAGATGGGGTCTGGCAGCGCGGCATTCATTACCTCTAAGAGAGACTTGCCAGCCACAAAATTCACTAGCCGTGGCTGGCAAAACCTATCGAGCTTTTCAGCGCTAATTGAGTGGGACATTTTCATCCTTTTGCGCCGCCGAAAGCAAAGCCTCTGATGGCCAATAATATCCAGTTATTTGATGCTTTAATTCATGTAAGGGCGTTTGCACGACCGCGCCTGCGCCGCCATTGGCCGTTTCATCCGCGTGAACAACCCAGCCGCCAAAGGCATAGACACCGATATGCGTGATGTTTTTCCCGCGCCGCATTTGGACAAGGCTGAGAGGACGGGGCGCGCTGAGTTTATCCCAGAGTTTGACTTCTTGCACGACCAAGGCATTGACCGCTCGAATTCGGGCGGTTGAGAATTCCCCTTTGGCAGGTAAATCTTCGGCAAAATGCGGTAAGTAAACCCCCGCTTGTTCCTGCCAAGCCAAACAAGCAAAGCCCCAGCATGAAAGCCCCGACCTGTCATAACCATGAAAATCATAAGGCAGACCAATATAGGGGGCCTGCCAGCCCAAGGGCGGGCTCACATTATTTGGGCTGGACATCACGCAAAAACCCCGGGGGTGACGGCAGGGTGAAAACGGTAGGAACAAAAGGGTTCCAAGCTGTCATCTGGCGGAGACATATCTGTTTCAACGGAAAGCGGCTGGAGCCGAATGGTTGAAATTTTAAAGACGGTAAAACTTTCCTCGATGATATCAGGGGTGGCGGCGAGAATATGCTCCGCCTCCACTATAATTTCAGCATCGGATGGCAAGAGTTTTACGGCTTCGCCAATGCGGCGATCAATATTTTCAAAGCGTAAATTGGCGGCAGAAACATCGTCGCCTTGCGCAGGCGGGGTGAATTCGAACTGCCAAGGAATATAGGTTTTCCCCTGGGAGGTGATGGGCTCTGTATTATCAACAAAATACATTGTGCCAGCCTCCCAATTCAGTGGGAAGTCCTCAAAATCTTCCGCCGTTAAATCAGCCCAATCGGGGAAATCCGCGCAGGAAAGCCGCAAGAGAAATAAATCCACATCCTCAGAAACACTGGCTGTGGCATGACGAAAATATCTAGGAGAGGGCACGGTCGAGAAACCTTACTTCGAAATTGACAAACATATTCGCGCCGGGCCCCGGCGAGGGAACATATGCCCGACCGCCTTCTTGGGGGACAAAATACGCCGCCACCGTGTAGGAGGAGAGAGGCGGATTATAGGTAAAAGGCCGAATGCCGTCTTTGAGCTCATCGCGCACAAAGGCTTTAAATATAGCGAATTCGCCGAGAGAAAACCGCCAAACGCCCTTATGTTTTGACCAGCCAATTGTGAATTTACGGGCGGATTTCGCGCCGTCTTCCATATCGGAAACCCGCATATTATCGGCAGGTAGAGGCTGAAATCCATCCTTACGAATTTGCCCTTGATTACCGGGCAGGCCCGCAGGCCAAGACACTGGGGTCACTTAGGCGGTTCCTAATTTCGGCCGAAAGCCATAGGTTTGTTTCATGGTCTTTTGTCCTTGGGGGGAGCGCAGCGCCGCCAACGCTCCTGTTTGAATCCGTTTATCTATCTTGAGAAGGAGTTCGCGTTCGCCGCTTGGGTTCTGGCGCTCTTCGGTTTCAACCTGAGCATTGGCATTGTTTATTACCGTCATTTTAATCGGCACGTGGACCGCCGCCGAAGCCGCAGAAGGGCGGTTGATGGCCGCAATCAGCGCGCGGTTGTCACTGGCCGAAAAGACGCGTTCATTGGCTTGCAAAATGGCAGGATATTCATCCGAGCCAATTTGGGCTTTACCCTGATGATAACGCGGGGCTTGATTGAAAATTTCAGCGCTGACATTTCGGGTTACTGATGCGCTTTTGCCGACTTGGGCGATGCCGATGTGATGTACGCCCGCTGTTACGGTTTGCGGCGTGGGGGTAGAGCCGCCAACCCCCAGCGCGCCCGCAAGGCCCGAACCGATTGTTTCAAGAAGCCCGCCTAACCCGCCACCTGCACTCAGCCTATCCAGTTTTGACTTGGTTAGGACGGCCTCGGCGGCAATCTTGATTAAGGTTTGCAAAGCAATCGTCTTAAAATCTTTCCAGCTCGCTATATTGCTGTCTAAACCCTGCCCCATTTGGCCTAAAATATCGACGTGACCTTCGCCTTTTTTATTCAGTGCCTCATAGGCCTCTGTCGCCTTTTTAATCGCGCGCGCATATTCCTCTTCGGTAAGGCCGCCCTCAACCCCAATAGAGGCCCGCAATCCTGCGAGCCGCTCTAATTCAAGATTAAGCCTTTGATGATCAGTCAGCAATGAAGCCCTAACCGCTTTGGCAGCTTCGATTTGTTTAAGACGTTCCGCTTCGGCTTGATTGGCGGCCTCAAGGTCAGTTTTCAAAACTCTAAGTCGCGCGGAATAAGTTTCGACAGATAAATAGGGTTTAAGCTCGTTCAACGCGCGCAGCTGATTATTATAAATATCTTGCGGTGAATGGACCGCGTTTATGGCATCAGCCAAGGCCAAAGATAAATCGGCGGCTTGTTGTTTTAGACGGGTTTCTTTTTCCAGCTGCGTAATCGATTCATCGCGCGTGGTTTGCAGCTCTTTCAGTGCGGCTTGATATTGCTTATCCGACAGGCGGGATCGAACGGCGTTCAGTTTTTCCAGTTCAGCCGTATAACGCTCAGTCGGAGTCAGGCTGTCCGCGACAATCCGTGCCACAAGGCGTTCTTCTTCGGCGCGGCGGCGCGCGGCGGCAATTGCGGCTTCTTGAGCGGCGACGTAATCGTTGGACGTTTTAGATGGCGGCTTTTTTTCACCATCATCTTCACCTTCTTCTTTGAGCAAACCCTCACGACGTTCTTGAATTTTTGCAAGTTTAGTTTGAATTTTCTCAAGCTGTTTATCTAACACTCCAAGATAAGGGTTTGTCCAAACCTTACCTTGGTCATTTATAAACTCACCAACCCCTAAATCCCCTTTTAGCTTCCCTAATAGAGTTAAATTTTCATCAACATTGGGCTGACTTCGCAAAAGGTCATAACGCCGTTTTAGAATTTGGTTTTGCTCTTCGGCGGCTTTGTTCTGACGGAGAATGGCCTGCCGATTATCCACTTTTTCTAAGCCTTTAAAGCCATTTACAAAATCTTTCGAGCTTCTGACGAAGTCTGCGAATTTGGCGGTCGCCGTTACAATGACAGGCGCGAGGTCGACGAAAGCGGATTTCAATTGCAAGTCTATGACCTGAGCTGAAATCGAAAGTTCTGAGGACATTTTTTCGGATTTCCGCAAAACCGCTTCATCAATCACCAAGCCCATATTGCGCGCTTCGGTAATCAGGCCCTCAATTGCGTTTTCCTGATCGCCCAAAACACGGATCATGGAGCGCCCGCTCTCCCCAAAGGCTGCTGTCGCGATTAAGGTTTTTTCTTCTTCGTTTCGCGCTTGGCTCAGAGCCCGCGCGACCGCGTTCAGCTTACTTTCCATGGTTGTTTCAAGCTGAATTGATTTTAAAAGCTCTGGGTGCGAATTTTTAAGCTTTTCAGATAATTCCCCTCGGCCCGTTGAGGCTTCGGCGGCAGCACGGGTAAATTGTCGTAGCGCCGCCTCTGTTTGCCCAAATTCGACAGAGGCCTGAGCCGAGGCGGCCTTTAAAGCCTGAAAACTATCCGTACCAAGTCCCAAATCATCTGCGGATTTAGCCATTTGGTCAAACGCTTTTGCGGCGTCCAGCGCGACTCTAAGCGCGCTAGCGCCCGCAACAGCGACTGCGCCTATCCCAACCGCCGCAAACTTCCCCGCAGGCCCCAGACCCCCTAAAATTCGGCCCAATGGCCCCGCCTGAGATTGGAGCCCATCCAACGACCCTTCGAGCTCTTTGACCGAGCTATCGAGAAAATTAAATCCGGGCGCTGTTTGTTTGGTCGCGCGGTCCAGCCTCTTAAGCGCGGTTTCTCCAGCAGGGCCAAGAGCAATGAGATCCTTGCGCAGGCGCTCTCCACCTGTGCTGGTGAGCTCTATAACAATCTTACCTGATTTGCGTTGCATAATGTTTACTCAACATCCGGGTCAGAAAGGGGCTTTTCAAGCGGGTCGGCTTGTCCCGCCAACGCACCCCCTTCGATACAGCGTAAAAAATAGGCGGCGGTTTCTTTGTCCGCCGATGTTGCTGCTGAAAGACGGCTCATCGCGTCGTTAAAATCCAAGCCCGTTAATCTGCCCATAGGGCCAATACGCCACGCCCCGCCCTGCGCCGATTGAAGCGCAGCCGTCCCCTCGATTGATGTCGGCGCATTGTCGACAAAAGGACATCTTTTACCGTCTAAGCCTTTTTCGCCTTGGGCGCAGGGGGCATTGTCGTCTTTGCAGGATTTGCAATATTTTCCGCCGCCGCGCCAATCCCATTGCGCGAGGGCGAAAAGACGTTTCCCTCCAAGATGACCTTATCCGCTGCGCGCGCCTCTTGGTCGATAAAGTCTGATCCAATTTGTTTCATAACTTCGGTGATCGCGGCACGAGACACGCTGATGTTTTCGCCTGAAGGCGTTTCAACCCCTGTCCAGCTTTCAATGATCAAAACACCGAGCTCAACCGCGTAAGCAAGTTCTGAAAATCCCATTAAAACATGAGGCTCTGTCAAAGCGTCAAGATGATCAGGCGAATATCCAAAGTCGGATAAGACTTCGCCGCCATCCGCAAGGGTTCGCATTTTAGAGGCGGCTTTATTTCGCGCCGCTGTCCGCGTAACAATATCCGCGTAAGCGACCGTTATTGTTACGTCCCCTCCCGCCAGAGACAGTGTGCGAGATTGTTTGTCGGGGCTAAGCATTAAAACCATTATAGATAGTCGTTTTCTGCGACAAAGTTATAAAGCTCAACCGTTAGCATTGGATCATTGACGGTTTGCTCAGCCATGATTTCATATTGCACATCAATCCCGCCCGGGCCTGTTATCGGCTCTGTGGTTGGCGCGACACGGCAATTAGGCGCTTTTAAAATGAGCTTTGCCTCGCCTGCGCCTTGGAATTCAATTTCAACGGGGAAAAGACCATCCTCACCGCTAAAGGCGTCGGCGGCGAGATTGGCATAAGTTTCGTTTTTATAGCGAACGGTAATCGGCGAAGAAAAAGTGCCCTCCCCCGGATAAATATCACCGATAAAGGCATCGTCTGTGAGAAATTCTGCTGTCTCTAGGTTATTGTTATAAACAGGAGCGGCGCTGAGTAAACTGGCCTCTGCGATGCCGTCAACGCGGAAAATACCGCGATAAGCCGCGTAACGCAAAAGACCCATAGCTGTGCTGGCTGTGCCCAAAGAAAGGTCAGTCAGTTTTTCAACTTTTCGTGCAGCGCCCGCCACATTAATCCGCGCAAAACCTGCATTGCGGCCTAAATTAAAAGTCATCTGGCCACCAACAAAGCCCAGTACACGGCGATGCTTATCCGCTGCGAGACTGTAAGCCAGTGTTGTGGCGGGTAGAGCGTCTTTGCCGGATGTATAAACCCGTTTATTAGGTGCACTATCAATGCCCGCTGTAAAGGTCGGCGCGCCAAACATCATATTGAGCGCATAACCCAAATGATTAAGGCAGCCAGGCAGAACAAGAGAACAGGCACTATCGGCAAGCCCAGGCGCTGGCGCTGAGGCATCACGATTGTTATTCAAGTTACCGCCCAGAATCGGGTCCGCTTCAAAACTTTGCCCTCCGCCAGGTGAAATGGAATACATGAAGCTATTGTGGTAGCTGTCCGCAACAGCGGCGGTTTTAAGGTCGGCTTGAGGGCCAAAGTAAAGAGGGACGGATTTACCGCGTATTTGTGACATGGAAGTCTCCTTTTAAGAGGGTCTGATGAGAGAATGAAAGAGTGGCCGCGACCTATCGCAGCCCGATGCCTTTTTCTTTATCTGTGGGAATACGGGCCTCACCCGTTTTTAAAGCTTTGGCTTCCGCCAAAGTTAAGGTCGCGATGGTACCGCGCGCGCCATACACAGGGCTATCTTTAAGTAAAAGCCGGTAAGTATAGCCCGCCGGCGCACCATCTTTTTCAAGGGGGCGAAGACCTTCTTGAACGGTTTTAGGTTTTGATGTCACCGTCTTGATAAGAGTTTCATCAGCCTTTTTTTCAGCTGCCTTATTATCTGTCTTGTTTTCATCCGTCATAAGAACTTAGCCTTTCTCTATCCAACCGGACTGGTCGAAGTGTAGTGAAGTTGAATTGTAATCTGGGTGGCGCGAGATTTTTCAGCCCCTGCCTCTGGTTCGACATCGTTTGTCGCGCCAATAATCAGAACGTCATCGACGGCGTCCCCCAAGCGCGGATCTGTTTCGATTGCCTCAATAACCCGCGCGCGAATGATGGCCTCTTTGGCCTTATCCTTATGCAGGGTCACAATATCAAAACTGGCCTCGGAATAGACTTCATAAAGCGGCCGCGTCGCGCCGATTAAGGTTTCGACGAGCACGTCATTGCCCTCTTGCACCGTGACAAAAACATCGTCTTCGCCCAGATGGCTGGGATCAAGTTCGTCTTCGGCAATCGCCTCCAAACCTTCGAGGGTTTGAAGTTTTGCCAGAAAGGCCGCTCGCGCGCCTGTCGCTGTTTGATACGCCATCAATCGACTCGCCCATTTTCAAGAGAAGCGGCGATACCCCGCGCCAGAAATGCGCTCCAATCCGCCGCCAAATCCCGCTCAATTGCTTTATAGTTCAAGCGTTTTTTCAGGCGGGCTTGCGGCACGAGAACAAATAAAACCACATCTTCGGTGCGCCCTGTTCGGCGGGCCGTATCAGAGGCCGTCCGATATCCGCCCCGTTTGCTGCGAGATTTCTGCAAACCATCCGCGACTAAAAGGCCGATTTTTTTTCCCTTAACAGGGATTAATCGTAAACGCCCGAAACGGGATTCAGCTAATTTGATGAGGTTTTTTCTATTTTGCGAACGTGCACGCGCGGATATTGATGATAAAAAATCAGCCGTCGGAATTGGCAGGTAATGCCCTGCACCCGATTTAATCGTTTCGCCCGTTTCAAAAGCATTGATAATAACCGCGGCTTTATTATCAAAGCGAACTTTCGGTTCCATCGATAAGGCTCGAGACGGGAAAACCCGCGCGCGCCATGTCTTTGCCAATTTAGGCCCCAAACCGCCACGTTCAACATCACCGCGCAAGGCGCGCTTACCGCGGCCTTCCATGCGGTAAGCCGCATCCATAGCCCCGCGCTCAATCGCGTGAATTTCGCCTTCGATAAAATCACCGAGTTTGCCTTGAACGGCAAGGCCGAGTTCGAAACTCATGCCGAGACCTCGACCAATTCGAGCGTCCATTCGGCCTTGTCACTATCGAGCAAGCGCGGCGCAGCGTTGACCTTGTAATCAGTTCCATCAATCGCAGGGAAGGTGATAATATCGCCGACCACAATAATGGGAATTTCAGAGCGCCGCACCGTATAGATATTACGCACGGCCGTTACGTCGAACCCGCCGAGATTATAAGAGCCGTCGCCTTGATCGGCCAAAACCAAACAGTCCTGCCCCTGCGCGCCTGATTTGGGCGCGAAGAACGCCGGTAAGCCAAGCTCTTCATAAACGCCGTTCAAAACGGCATTGGCAAAATCAGAGGACATGTTGCAAAATTCAGCGGGTTAAAATCTCGGCGGATTAAAGACTGCGTTTAAGCCGCTTTGGTCTGCGCTTTAGCGGGCGCGGGATTTAAAACCGCCTCGAGATCATCAATCGTGATATCATTATCCGCCAGAATCTTTTCGATACGATCTTTATAGGCCGTCAGCGCTTTATTATCCGCTGCCAAGCCTTCATTTTCAGTTATAAGGCGCGCAATTTTTGACGTGTCTTGCGGGGCGCTTTCGCCCAATACAGTACCTTCTTTAAGGAAGACGCAAGAAGCCAATCCCGCAGCCGCTGTGTTTTCAGGGACCTTGATGGTTTCGCCCAAATCATAAGGTTTGTTGGTTTTCGGGTCTAAGTAGAGGCCAGCGACAACAACCGAAATCATTTGCATTTTAGTTTTAGTAGACATGAAATGTCCTTTCAAATTTTTATAAGGGAGGGATAAAACCCGCCCGAAGGCGGGTTTTAAGCGGTTTTCTTTCCGATCGATTTAGTTATCGGTTACCGTGCAGTGATTGACCGCGTTCGGATTGCCCGGCACGATAAGCGGCGCAGATTGCGTCATAAGATTCCGTTTTGAAGGATCTTCCTGATCCCACATCTTTGGGAAATACTTTGTCGCAACCATCGCTTCATGGTCTTCGATCGCGCCGAAAACTTGCATGCCGTTTAATCCAGCAGGCGCAACAGAAATGCACGTCTTACCAGGAAGATAAGGCACTAACTGGCCTGATTGATTGGTGTATTTTGCTCCAAACACCCAGAATTCATGGTCACCAGAACTGCCTATATAACGCGCGCCTGTTGCATTAGACGCCACATTCCCATCCCCCAAGGCAATTGCAGACAGCTCTACATTGCCGGAGGCCTGACGGCGGTTATCAAGGGTTTCCCGCCAGTTGGTGTCTTTCCGTGCGAGTTTCCACGCTTCGGGCGTCATAATATGAACTGTCCCTGCAAAGCCGGTTTCGTCCTGAATTTTACCCGCACGCTCTTCGAAGAAATCTTCGGCGTTAAAGCCGGATTGATCCCAACGCGCCGTACCCGAGAGTAATTCTGTATGAGACGATTTACGGCCAAAATCGACAGTCACCGACGGATAGTCATCGCCTTCGACCGTCACAGACCCGCTAATCATCGCTGACCATGCCATCCATTCGAGGCGGCGTTCGATCATATCGACTTGTTTCTGCAATAATTCAGCCACGTAGAGATCACGGCGCTGCGCAATTGATAAACTCCCTGTAATTGGCTCACCTGGACGGCGCTTTCGAGCCTGACTCGGCGAGACCGTATGTTTGGGTTTAATATAAGCGGGGCGGAAGACCTTGGTATCAAAGCCTTTATGTTTAATCGACTTTCCCGCCACATTAGGGCTGACAAAAGGCGCAAGCGGAGCCGAGAAGGGCAGCTTGTCAAACATAATATCTTCGTCTTCTTGTTCTTCAATTCGGCTGAAAAACATATCCAACGCAAAAGTTGGCGGGGTTTCGACGTGCTCTTCAATCATGCCCAAGAGCTGGGACGTTGCATAAAGATCCATTTTTTCTTTCCTTTAAATGGGGTTTGGCCAATAAAAAACCCGCTCAAAGGCGGGTAATTTTTGGCAATCGCGTTTAACCGCTCTAGATGGCACCGAGCGTTTTGAGGGTGATGGGCGTCCGATCAAAGGCCGCAATCAATGCAGCGTCTGTCCAATCACCCTTTTCGATTTTGCTAATGTCAAAACCGCCTGACTTATAGAACGTCAGCGGATCATCATCCGCCGCGGCCGCATGCGCTGAAATACCAATTGGAACTTCAGAGCCGTCTTCGGCCGCGGGATCAGAGGCAATGACTTTTTTGCTTGATGTCACACGTCCGATAACAGTAATCGCGGTCACGGCCGCGCCTGCCGTTGCCGTTTCGGTTTGAATGGGATAATCGCCGGCATGAATTTCCTCCGGCGTGTAGCTTTCGCTGTCGAATGTCGCTGTCATGTTGTCTCCTTTTCACAGCGTTGATCGAAATTTTTAACATCGGTCATCGATCGAAACCGAGTTTAGAGGCCGGAGGCCGCTAAGGGTCGACCGCTATCCTCTGCGGCCAATTCGAAGTTTAGGATTGGCGGCCTTGGCCGCGGCCATGCGCTGGACAGGGTCCTTTGAGTCTGCACTTGGGCCGCCTTCGCTGGGTTGAGCGCTGTTAAGCGGTTTTGGCGCATCCGAAATCATCGTTTGAAGCTGGGCACTGGCAGCCTTTGGAGCCGTTTTAATGAGATCCAAAGCCTCAACCGATGTAAGTTTTTTATTATTGACCAAGGCTTCGGCAAAATCACTACAACCGGCCGCTTGACCCGCTTTCATAATTGTCAGGGCGCGGGCAGTGGCATCTTCGTCTTCATCGACGGTCTTTGGGTTTTGGTCATCGCCCTCAGCTTTTGTATCTTCGTCTTCGCCCTCTGCTATTGTATCTTCGTCTTCGTTTTCAGCTTTTGAAGCTTCGTCGTCACTTTCAGCTTTGGGGTCTTTCTCATCGCCTTCGGCCTTTGAATCATCGCCTTCAGCTTTTGATTCTTCATCTTCATTTTCAGCGGCAGTTTTCATCGCCAAAGAAAGCGCGGATTTTTGATTTAGGTTTAGGGTTGAATTGCTGGCTTCGAGCAATTTTTCAAGAGCGGCTTTGAATGACATATCAGTCTCCTTTGTGGTGGCCGTTTGGGTTGGTGTGGCACGCGCGGCAGGGGCCGATTGCGCCGGGGTTACGGCGACCGACGGGCCACCCTGTAGAAAAGATGAGAACAAGGCGCGGGCCCTGCGTGGATTAGCCACGATATCGACAAGGCCTGCCGTCTGGGCGGCGTGACCTGTGTAAATATTGGCATTTTGAGCGAGCACATCGGCGGTATCCAAACCGCGCGCACGCGCGACATGCGCAACAAAGACTTCGCCAACCGGAGCAATAACATCATAAAGCCGGGCGCGCTCATCCTCATCGAAAGCTTTATAACTGCCGCCATCACCTTTGAAGTCGCCAAAATGAATTGGGACAGGGCGAATGCCGATTTTTTCGTTAAATCCGGTGTTATCGGAAAGGAGCAACATCACGCCGATGGATCCTGTGACAGCGGTGGATGAGGCGATAATGCGATCGCAGCAGGCGGCAAGGGAATACCCCGCCGAACAGGCCGCGCCTGTCACAATGCCCCAAACCGGTTTTGCGCCTTGGGCTTTGGCCTGAAGGATATAGTCAACGGCTTCGAACCCTCCCTTGACGAGGCCCCCAGGAGTGTCGAGCTCAAAAATAATGCCCTGAACATTTGGGTCAAGCTGCGCTTGTGCATGAGCCGCCGCTATCCGGTCATAGCCATCGCGGGCCACACTTTGCTCGTTTTGGTCCTCAATCATGATGGCCCGATCATAAAGTGGACCTGAAATTCTTATTGTAGCGATTCCCTCTGAGAGGTTATCCCACAATGGCCGCGCGCCTTCGCCGCCATTTATTTCGGCGTGATTCAAATAGCGATAGGTGGGGCCCCGAGAACCCATCATAGGCATAAGGGCCGAAACACCGGCCATGAGCTGGGAAATCAGACTGCCAAGGGCGGGTTGCATCGCGCCGCCAAGCTGGTCCACAAATTGCGTTTGCCCCAATGGGGCCAGCAAAAGCGGCTGACCCAAATAATCAGAGAGGCGCGGTAATTGGGCAAGGGTTTCAGTTTTATAGGTCATGCTAGGCTCGACTTTTGTTTTTCATGAAATCGATTTGTGTGACTTCGGTTTCAGCATTTACGGACTCATTATCTGTATTGCCTTCATCCTCTGTATTGCCCTCATCGGATTTATCTTCGCGGGCATTGGTCGACATCGCGACTTTGAACGGCATAACTGGCAAACCTAAATCTTCGCGGGCTTTGCGCTCGCGGGCTTTTTGGTGCAGAATATCTTTCCAATCTTTGCCTTGTTCAGCGGCCTCATCAGCAAGGCTGGATAAATCCAAATTCATGCGAATGCCCGAAGCTGTGGCCTCTTTGACGGGATCGACCCAGCCTTTGGGCGGCAAGATAGGTTTAAACCGCGCATAGGCCGCAGGCGCGTCGTAAAAGTCAGGGGCAGTGTTGCCCGACTTTCCTTTCGGCGGGGTAAGACGGCGAAGGGCGAAAGCCTCTTCGAGCCATGCGAAAAACCAAACCCCGAAAAACCCTTTGGCAAAATCTTCTTGATCACGGCGAAAGTCTTTATAAATTTCGAGTAATGCGCCTCGGGCCGCAGAATAGTTTAGCTTGTCCCATCGCATCGTCATCTGTTCAAAGGTCAATCCAGCTGCCGCTGCAACATGATGCAAAACGCGATTCACAAAATCTTCACCCGTATCGCGCCGCGTTTCAACGGGACTGTATGTGTCACCACCTGGCAACACAGGATATTTTCCACCCATCGGGTTTTTCCGCACCCCTGGATTCGCTTCGTAATAATCCAAGCGTTGTTCTTCGATTTTTGTGGCAACCTCAGCCGCGACAGCTTGCCCAGCCGTAGCCACATCAAATTGCGAGGTAATAAATCCCGTGACAACAGAATTGGCGACCTTGGTTTGAAGCTCTGCATCATCAAAAACATTCAACGCTCGCAGCGGTTTGAGCAAAGGCGTCAGGCGCGACGTCCCGCGCAATTGACCAATACGGGTGCGAACTTTGTGGTGAATAACATTGGGGCGGCCTGTGCCGCCGCGCATTGGAACGCGGCGCCAAGTTTGGGATTTCATCGGCACTGTCCAATCAGCGGGATGACCTTCGCGAATATGAATCGCAATCACCCGCCCATTACCGTCAATTTCCATCCCGCGTTTTAACGTTTCTGTGTCCATGGCGTTTTGCGGGTTAGAAACACGGTCTGGGTCAATCAACTGTATCCGCGTCGCGTAATGATGGCCGCGATGCGGCGCGACCATAGGCAGAAGCGCAAATACCTCGCCGTCACGATAAGTATAACGATAAGCCATGCCGAGGATTTGCGAGAGGCTATAATCTTCTTCGATCGTCAGGCAGCCCAAGGGATGGTTTGTGTATAGCTCCCACTCACATTCAATTAATTCGGCCAAATCCACAGCGGCGTCAAAATCCAAACCTAGCGCTTTGGCATTGGGCATAGCGGTTAAGCCCCAACCATGGCCGATGATATTATCAACGCGCCGTTCAATCGCAGAGCGGGCCAGCGGGTCATTATTTTCAAGGTCACGGATCCGCGCTGTGACGGTATCGCGTTCATATTGATCGCCCAGCGGGTTAGGCGCGTTTAAATAAGCCGACCAGCCTTCGAGAAGTCGGCTGTCATCCCCTGCCCCATCAAAACGCCGACCGCCAAACCGGGCGCTGCGGGTTTCAACGGGCACACGCAGTCTCGTTTCAGTACCGTTAGGTTTTGGCGTGATAGAAAACATTCCGTCCTGCACGGACGACACCGTCAAATCGGTTTGAATAGGTGTTGAAAGGGTCACAATGTTCCCCGCACATAACCATGGCGGCGTGCGCGGGACGCCCCATTTTGTTCTGGGCAAAGCGACTCTAATTCCCGGATCGCTTCGTTTAAGGCGGCCAAATCGACAGGGGCATAAGTGACCTCTTTATCGTTATAGCGCGCCTTAGTTTTTAGCTTTCCTGTCAGCAGGGCTGTTTTGGCGGCGCGGAGACTGGTCAATTCGGCGCGTTGCGCGTCAGTGCACATAATTAATCATCCCCATCATTATTAAGGCGGGCCAAGCGCGCAAGCGCCGCCGCACGACTGGCTGTGCGCGGCAGGACTTTGGATTCAGTCACACCTGCGGCCTCCAATTTATCCTGGACAGAGGCCAAAGGTGCGGGCCCCCATAAATCTTCGAGAGATTTTTGTTCTTTTTCAGGTTCGCCGCCGCGTTCTGCAATCAGGGCCTCCCAATCGGCAGGGGTCCGGCTGTCCCAGCGCAGACGGCCGCAGGCTAGGGCCAGATTATAAATCGCAATATCATGATGCTCATTGGCGCGGCGTTTGATTTTTTCCCAATGATAGGAAATGCGGCCGCCCCGTCTTTGATGTGGAATTAACACTTCTGCAGTTAATTGGGCAAAAAACTCAATGTCAGCATTTTGCCCAAAATGGATAATGCCTCTGGGCCATTGGCCAACCTCATTTGGGCCTTCTGTCCATTGCCGGATCATTCCATATAAACGGGATTTAAGATTATACGTGCCAACATCAAATTTTTGAATCTGGCCCATCACGATATTACCGACCTTATGTTTCAAAGTACGGGCCGTGCCCAAAGGTGGGGCATGCGGTTTATCGGAACCACGCCCATCCAAATTCAGCACATTCGGAAAACCTTTGGTCGCCTGATAAACATAAGGCGAACGATAACCTGAATCGACGCCCCACAAATCAACCGGAATTGTCACTCCAGAAGAATATCTATAGGCCTTAGTTGCCCATAATTCGCGGGCCTTTTCCCAAACTTCGGGCTGATCAGTTGCGCCCTCAAGAATACCTTTTTCGACGAGTTGCCCCTGAAGATTTGGGCCCCAAGCATAGGTGCCCCATTCAATTCGGTCGATTTGGACATCCATAGCGCCGGTGGCGAAATACATGCCGGGCAAGATTTGCGCATCCGGGAAGCTCTCGACCCGTTTGGCGAGATCTTCGTGGTCGGGGGCTTCGCCGCTATCATCCCACGGTTCGGCCAAAGTTTGTTGCCAAAAGACTTTCAGGCTTTCGGGATTGCCTTCGGCGTCTTCGGATTCGACAAGGATGGATGGCCAATCGCCAAGATTAGAATAGATTTTCCAGAGATGATAACCTTTGACGCGGCGGCCTTCGCAATCGCGGGCGCGCCAATGGGGCAGAGCCGCGCGGGCGACGATAGACGGCGGGGCGGGATTACTGGCGTCTTTGGACGGGAAGCAAGGCAGCCAAACGCCCTGGGCGACCATATCGAATTTATCGCGTTCATAAATATCACAACCACAAGAGCCGCAGGAATAAACCGCAACTTTTGCACCTGAGCCTGATAAGCCCCAAGCAAGGTTTTCCCAGTCCAGAATTTGGAAATCATCGCAATGCGGACAGGGAACATAAAATCGGCGTTGATCGGAGCGTTCATATTCTTCGGAAATTTTGCAGCTATGTTTTAACTGGCAGGTCGAAGTGAGCAGATATTTCGAAAGCGCGCCCCAAGCCTCCATCCGTTTAATGGCTTGGCGTACGGGGTCGCCGCGCGAGCCCGCCTCGGCCGGATATTCGCCGACTTCGTCGCCCCAATAGCGGGCGCGAGAGGAGCTCTGCAAATCGGCCGAGGCATTGGCGGAGCCCAAATGGCAGCCGCCGCCCGCGAAATGTTTGAAACGCGTTGTGGAATTTTCGCCGAGCCGGTCGCCTTCGGGTGCAATCGATTCGCGCATACGCGGCGTGGCATCGATAGAGGGCTGTAATTTTTCGCGGTTGAATTTAACCAGCTGGACGATACCCGGCTGGGTTATCAGCATCGGTTTATGATCAATATCGGCGACATAGCCGAGCCAATTAATGCCAATTTCGGTTTTGCCGACTTGCGCCGACATTTTACAAACAACCCCAGCACAGGGATCATCGGAGCCGAGCGATTCCATAGGTTCGACCAGATAAGGCGTTGTGGCATTGTCCCATTTACCCGGACGCGGGGAACCAGAGCCGGGCGCAATATAGCGATATTTTTGCGCCCATTGCGCGGGGTTGATATCTTCGGGCGGCAAGACAGCTTCGGCCAAAGCGTCAAAAGCGACGATATGGCCGACCGCCACAGCGGAGAGGCCAATGCGTAGGCCCCATTTAATGAAACCTGAAGACAGCACATCATAGCCCCTGTCGAGGTATGATTTTAATTCAGCGGGGGTCATTAACCGTTCCCGTTGCCCGATAGGGTTTGCGCGCCCGCAGGGCGTGACGGCGGGGACGCCGAGGCGGTCGCAGGCGTGGGCCCCGCAGGGGAAACCTCTATATCACCAAAATACTTCACAATCGCAGCCGTTAGCGTCGATTTGCGAGAGTCCACATGACCAATCATGGCGATGCGTTTGGGGCGTTCGATCATAGCGTTTAAGCGCTTCGCCGCGTTTCAGATTGGCCAGCCTCTTGAGAGGCAGCAGCGATTTTATCGAAGCCGCGCAGGGCTTCGGCATATTGTTCCAAAATATCAAAATCGGCGCGTTTAAGCGCAACAAGGATATCATGGGCGGATTGATGTTCGAGCCGTTTGGCCAAATCGGTGCGGCGGCGTTCCATCGCTTGGTGCAAGAGCGCAGCCGCGGCGGGGCCCACGCCTTGGACTTCGATTTTGGGTACGAGGTTCCCCGCGGCGCGATTATATTTCAGATTGGACATCCGCGCATCGGCGGTTTCTTTGGCGGCCCGAGAGGCTTTGACACGATCAGCCATTTCGTCGCGGACGGGCTCGGGCGGTTCTTGTCTTTGTGCGGCCTCTGGGTTTTGGGGCGCTTCGCTTTGTGCTTTAAGCGGGTTTTGCATGGCGGCAAGGTTAGAATCTGTGGCGGCCACATCGACGCGTATTTTTTGATTAGCATCATGGACCAAAACCAAATGGCCTTGATTTTTCCATTTATTGACAGTTTGGCGTTCAACCCCGCGATAGCGGGCATAGGCAGCTTTGGTCATAAGGGTGGGAATATCCGCGCCTGATGTTTCAGACATGGTTTATTCAGCGGCCTCTAGTTCAGCCGATTGATATTCGGCTTCGTAATCGGATAGGGGACGACCGTCGAGCGTGGGTTGTTCGCCCGTGGCGAGACGCCAACGGCGTAAAATACGGTCGCAATAAGTTTCTGATAATTCAATCAGGCGCGCTTGGCGGCCACGGTTTTCGCAGGCCATAAGCGTGGAGCCTGAACCGCCAAACCCGTCAATGACGATATCACCCGCTTTGGTCGAATTGCGCAAGGCGCGTTCAATTAAAGCGACAGGCTTCATCGTGGGATGGAGGCCATTGCCTTGGGGTTTGGGGAATTCCCAGACCGTGCTTTCATTTTGCGGGCCGTAGAATTTGTGAGACCCTTTGACCCAGCCGTAAAGGATCACTTCGTGTTGATAGTGGTAATCCGCGCGGCCAAGGACTATATGATTTTTAACCCAAATGATTTGATGGTTTAGCGGATAACCTGAATCGGTCATTGCGTTCATCATTGAAAAATTGCCCTCGGAGCCACCCGTCATGCAAACGTAATATGCGCCGCCCTCGGCCATAAAGGCGCGCGCGGCGGTAAAAGCATCGGTAAGAAACGGGATGAGATCAGCGGCGTTTAGAGCATCGTTTTCGATAATTTCTTCATTTTGACTCTGCGTCCCCCCGACGCCCCGACGATTCATATCGGCAGTCTTTGCGGAATAACTCACACCATAAGGCGGATCGGTAAAGAGGAGGTGCGCTTGCGCGCCAGCCATAAGGCGTGTCCAGTTTTTCGGATCGATTGAGCTGCCACATAAAAGCTTATGCTGGCCCAGATGCCAAATTTGCCCCGAACGCACGATTGACGGGCCGTCTTTCGCCTCTATTTCAGGGTCGGCAGATTTGGTTTTGGTTGCGGCGCGGCGCTCGGCGCTGATATCCATATCCGGCAGGAACTTGATTAATTCACGGTCATTAAAGCCCAGCATCGATAGGTCGAAGTCTTCGTCAATATCGGCTTCGGTTTGGAGGGCTTCTAATTCGCTTTTCAAAATATCGTCATTCCAGCCCGCTAGGTCTGATGATTTATTATCCATAATCACAAAAGCGCGTGCTTTCGTGAAATCAAGATGGGAAGCATCAGCGCAGGGGATTTCCTCTATGCCTTCGAGTTTGGCGGCTTCAACCGTGCCGTGACCCGCTAGGATGAGATTATCACGCCAGATTACAATTGGTTTGCGGAAGCCATATTCGCGCAACGATGTCCTGATGGCCTCAATGTTGCGCTTGGAATGCTTGCGGGAGTTTTGATCGTAAGGCTTTAAGGCATTAACTGACCGATAGACAATCGACAGCTCGGGCGCTGTATCGGGCGCGGGGCTTTCTGTGATGTCAGTTTCGGTTTTCATGAAATGCGAGTTTCCTTTTGTAATTGGTGGGGCGGGATTTTGTAAACCGCGCGGCCATTTGTAAGCCTTGTTAAAAATACGAGTAAAAAAAAACCTCAAACGCTCTGCCCGCCCGTATACGCGGGGTGGCTAGGAAGGACCCTACGATTCAGGGGCTTCGGTTAAGGGTTTTCTGGGGATAGCCGATATATGCATCGCTTTAGGGGGGGAAGTCAATCCAAGCTGAACTGCCAAGTGCGATAGTCCCAAACGTAAGAATGCACCCCCCACCATCCGTCGAGCTTCAGCCTTGCTATACGCCCCGATAAACCCGTCAATCCCTGTCAGCGTAGCCCCGTTTATCACGACAGCCACCACAGCCTGTCGCACTTCAGGAATGAGCATACCCATAGCCCACTCCCAGTTTTCCTGTGCCTGCACCCGCGCAGCCATAGCCCGATCAGCCCCCGCTCCCCCGCCACCAGATGTCCGCTCTTCGTATTTAACCGACCGCATAGTCGATCCGAACCCGCGATCATGCACAGCAATAAGCCAAGCCGCCGCCTTAAGGTCCGCATCTGATAAAGACCCCTTCGCCCGCATCCGCACCAATGTCGTCGGCAAGCTTTCCGTCAGTCGAACCGTCCCGAACCGAGAGACCGAAACCAAAGAACCCGACCCCACAATCCGCTCAACCGTAGGACCGCTTCGCGGCAAGCCAGAGAGCTTTCCCTTAACCTCATCCCGCTCAGTCTTAACCGTTTTACCCATAACTCTTTTCCTTCTTAAAAATAACTTCAAATGCAAATATGCAAAAATGCAAACAATTCAGGGGTTAGCCCCGCGCACACACACCCACACATGGAGCAACGCTCCTGCAAAGTTTGCATATTTGCATAAAACCTAACCTAAACTCTTGTTTTTAAATACATTTTCTAAAATCTCTTTGCATATATTTTGCATTATAGTCGCATGTTTTCGGTGGAGTTTGCGGCCAAAACCCCCAGATGCGCTCTGATAAGAACGCCGCCAAACCGTCCAAAACCCATGGCCGCTCCTGGGGCTTCATAACAACTCCCCTTGAAAACCGCCCTGAAAACCGCCCTGAATCTCCGCCACATCATCAGACCCTATCGAACCCGCTACCGACCGAGTAGCGCGGGCATTCGCCACGCATCCCGCATAAAAAGCGGCCCGAACAATGCGCCGCAAATTCATATCCTTATGCGCCGACCGCCCCGCCAAAAATCGGTATATCCGCTCGCACGGCTCCTCAAATTCGGGCGGCATGTGCGGCGGATCTGGACGGGCATCAAGCAAAGGCGGACATTCGCCAAGCGCGCACACAGCGCATTCAGCGCCCTTGCAAGAGGCGGAACATTTCGGCCCGCCAACCGCTTGCAAAACCGCGCTCGCTTTATCGGTTAATTGCATTTCCCCAAAGCGCACATAGCCCCGCTCCCACAGCGATAAACAAACCCTCTCCCGCGCCTCTCGCTGATCCGCAGGCATACGATAATCACCGCGAATATCGCGCAAAACATCCACCTCAAAATCAGTAAGTTCTAAACACTTCATCACGCACCGCCTTTCAGGGCTGGCCGCGCGGCATGAGACGCCACATATTCGCGCGCCACATGTTTAGTCTCGCAAACAATATACTGGCCAAGGGCTAAGGGAAATTTTACGCGCCCGACCCAACCCTCGGCGTTCTTATAAACAGCCCCGCGATAACGACCCTCGGCATCCAAACACACCTCGGTTCCACGACAAATTTTTTCAAACGACACAGCCTTTTCTATCTTCTCTTGTTCTTTACTGGTCATAATTACCCCCAAATTCAGCCGCGACCTGCGAAAGCAAACAGTCGTAATTGTCATTTGCTGTAGATAGCAACAGGTCAACCTCGCGACCTATCTTAAGCGCTACTTGTCCAGCCACGCTCTCGGACTTCATCAAGTTTTTCTGCTCTTTACTGGTCATGGTTTGTCTCCTTTGGGCTTGGAATTATCCTCGCGTCCTGAGTGGCAACAAGATGTTCATCGCGCGAAAGATAATAAGCAAGAAGAATGGCATCGAAATGTGCGGCCATCTCCTCGTTGCGACAGGCGTTTCTCTTTTTTACTAAGTCATGTACCACAAGCCGCAGGACTTCTGTGCGACTAAGATGAACTGAAACACCCATAGCTATATCCATACTTCTAGCAGAGGCCATTCCATCCATAAACTGTTGCATTAATGCTGTAGGTTTATCGCTCATTAAGCACCTCCTTCTAGGGGCGAACAAGGCTCTAAAATTGTGCTTATCATCACTCACCGCCTTTCAGGGCTTCTTGCTCTTGCATCCAATTCACCATGTCTTCGTAATCGGTATCATCCCAAATTACGCCTAAGCCGCCACACTCACCGCATCCTGAACCTTGCTCGCAGTTGAAGAATGGATGAAATGAATACCACCCCGTCGAAGCCCCTTCATTAGTTTCGTGACAACCCGAACAAGACTTCCAAAAACCACTCTCGTCCATTGCCTCCCTTACCGATTCGTCTGGCGTGGAAAGCTCTCGCCTCTCACTCTCAGCAAGAGCGGCTTTAAGACGGATAATTTCGGCGCGTAGTTCTTCAACGCTCTCTGCGGTTTCAAGAGCTTCATTAAGCACCTTTTTCCCGACGTCAGGAATATGGTCGCTCTCTGTGTGTTTTGTGTTGGTCATTTTATTGGCTCCCCTTTTGAGGTTAAAAAAACAGTGTGATTGCAACGAGAGCACTCATTGAACGGGCCGAATGTCCAAATCTTTCGGATATATCTGTGACCAAAAACACAACAGATTATCTTTTTCATAAACACCCCCTCATCAATCCGACAGCTCAATGCCGGCCTCCATTGCGGCGGCATCGATATTCTCTTTGCCCCGACTTTTTTCACGGGTTTCTTCTGTTTGCATCATCTGCAAACCAGACTTTAATTGGATCTGATCTTTGAATGTCTGCCCGCCTGGGCGAACCGAAACGATTTGCCTATCAGAGAGCTGCGCAGAAAATGTGCGGCTGGCCATAGGTCTAAATGAATTCATTTCACACCACGCGGCGTAATCTTCATAAAGCTCCGAAAGCGGGATTTTATGATCGACAGTTTGGCCGTAATCAAACCGCTCATCCAACCAATCGCCCATGGGGTCAGATTGCCCACGATATCGTTGCACCGCATCTTTCACGGCGTCAGGCGGATTTAAACCGTCCGCCATCCAATCCCCCAAACCCTCAATTGCCCAGTTTAAAATACCCGCAGCTTCTGCCTGTAATTTGCGGTCAATATTACGGTCTCTTACCGCTTCAGGAATGCGGTTTGTCCATTCCAATAATTGGATGCGGCGCCATGTTCCGTGATCCGATGATGTGATAATGGGCTTTGGATTGCAGGGGACAATCATTTTAAAAATAGGGAAAAACTCAAAGATGTCTTGGCGCAATTTTCGCGCCGTCATCCGGTCCCCTCCCGTCAAAGATTTTACGCCGGCCTCATCCAGCTTATCACCCTTTTTCGGCTCGGACACATAAACAAACCGCGCCGGCCCCGCCAGACGGGCAATATCAGGGCTAGCATCCGACCCGCTGCGATAATCATTGGCTAAAAACGAACGAATGCTGACGCTCATCGCATAATCACCCAACATATAAGCCAGCGCGTTAATCGTAACGGATTTACCGTCTGCGCCCTGCCCTTGCATAATCAGAAATTTCTGTTCTGATATATCCCCCGTCAAAGAATATCCGCACCAGCGTTGAAAATAGGCGCGCTTTTCAATGTCAGGCAGACACATCTCCAAATGCTTACGCCAGAGCGGACAATCTGCCTCGGGGTCATAGGCCACCCGCGCGGTCGCGGTGCAATAATTTTGCTTGTTATGCGGAAACAATACCGCCTCAACACCATTATCAGACGGTTTAAAATGCAAGGTCCCATTTTGCACATTCAAGAGATAAGGGTCTTCATCCCAATCTTCGCGGTCACGCCGGACAAGCGCCCCCGCCTGATCCAGCATCGCACGGGATTTGCCGGCATTGCCCGAATCCGCGCCCCATTTACGATGCGCGGCGATACGGGCGTTAAAATCTTTGGCCTCCTCCCCTTCATAAGGGCCTTTGGCCTTCAGCGCGTCGGCTTCTAAATCGATTGCATCAGCGGTCGCATGCGCCGCAATCCGCGCCTTGGATTCCCCGTCATCATCAATGGCCCAGCAAACACCATTCCAGGCCCGCCACCCCTGCCTTGGGACAAAACGGATATCATCACCAAAACGTTCAATCATTCTCCGGGCATTACCCAGATCCGATTTAGGCAAGCGCGCCAGCATTAAATCATCTGCAGCAGGCTTGACCTGTTCTTCTGAAAAACGAGGCATTAGGCAATTCTCTGCTGTGAATATACCGCAGGCTCGCCGTCCCAAATTTTACCGATATAGCGCCCGTTTATTTGAGACCACAAAGCCTGCATCTTCCCATCAGATTTCATATCAGCTCCATCTGTTTTTCCCAGGCTTCACACTGGGCTTTAATATCGGCGTTCAAGGCATCAGGGCCTCGCCTTAATGTGTAACGGCGCCCCATCTGGCCAGAATCGCGCTCAATAATTGCGCCCGCATCAATCAAACCCTGCAAACCAAGGCGCACAGTCGCGAATGAAAATTGCAAAACCCCAGAGATATAAGAGCGGGATGCAGGGCCATCATGGCGATGCAGCATTCGCAGAATTAAAGCTTCACTGCGAAGCAAAGCCGGCAAGGCCTCAGGGGTTTTTTCAGATGTCCTCGCAGGCCAAAACCTCTGCGTTCGGCCGCGCTCTACTGGCAAAGCTCGCCAATCACCTCTCTCCACAAGGCCATTTGCAACCCGCCGAGAGAAAGAGCGGCTAATTTTGAAATGATCGGCCAAGGCAGTTAAAGTCAAACCTTCAGGATACTCAAGAATTAGCCTTGCCTGATCACGTACCGAGTCTTCCAATAGACTTTGATAGCGCAGGTCAGCGGCCGTCAGCCCCGCCTCACCCTCTTCAGAGGATGGCATACGTGTCTCGGCTGCACGGCTTAAAGCCTCCGCCACATTGCGCCGATAAGTCTTTTGCTTTTCAGCCGCGCGAAGTCGAGAGCAGGGATTGATGGTCTCTAAAGAACGTAACAAACGAAGAGAAGATACAGTCTTTGAATCTGACATAGAATCTGACATGGAATCTGACAGCGCAATGGCTTTCTTTGATCCTTTCAAACATGCCAAAACATAGGCTGCCCCATCCACACTCAGCCCCATGGCCTCGGATAAACGCAGCCGAATATCAAAAATAGTCAACTCAGAGAGATCATCCCAATCATGCAATAGGCTAAGCGCCCAGACCTCTTTGATATTCAACTTAGCAAAGGGCGGCCACTTACAATTAGTGGTCCATAAAAAAGGGGTTTCTCCTCGGCGGAGGACACGGCAATGAAAGGGCGACAGGTTCTGCAGCCTCAAATAACCCAAAAGCGTGCGGGACGGTTTAGGCGACCAGCCATAAAAATCCACCAAGGCCTGGGGGTCAATGCCTTCAGGATAGGTTTTAATTAAAACAGGTAAATCCTGAATAAGCTCAACAACCTGCTCAGCAAAGCCTTCACATCCCCGCAATTGTCCCAAAATGTCAGCGGATGACCACGTCATTGACTACACCGCCGCCGCGTTCTTCGGCATATCGCCGAGCCAGACTGGAAATCCATATCGCTCTGATACCGCATTAAATTTCCAGACAATCGCATCTGATAAATTCACGCCGTAATATTGCGCCATGATCATCAAATATTTTTGGCAACGTCGAAGGGATTTTTGCGTTTGCGGCGATAAGGGCGGAATCGCATGGGGCATGATAGAGTCCTCGCGCCGTAAATGGCGGATCTTCTCACCCAAAATGCCTAACCAAATCCCCAGCTCGACCGTGATATCTTCGCCGCCCAGAAAGGATGATACTTCTGGAAAATTATGCTCGTAGCTTTCAAAAAACTCCGCCCGCATTCCCAGTTTTTCCGCTAAAATATCTAAATAGATAATGGCGTCCGCAATTTCATACCCTAAATCGAGCATTAATGATTCATGGCTTAAACCTAAATGGGCCCCTAAATCGGCAATGCCATCATCCAGCCGGTCCAATTTTTTCCGCGCGCCAGCCGCTTCTCCCGCCTCATTCAACAAAGCGCCATAAAGCTTAGCAATATTCCAAGACGTTTCCGCTTTGGCTTGCCAATATTTTTGGCGTTTTATATTTGCCTGTCTCAAATCCGTGACCGTTAAATATGTTGACATAAAGGCTCTCCCTTCATTTTCGACTCAAGAATATCCATGGCATCCTCCAAGCTAATATTACGCGCTAAAGCCACGAGCTGGACAACATCACCTTGCGCACCGCACAGGGCTGGCGGCTGGCCTTTCAAAGGCTGCGGTGGAGTCTTCACCCCGCATAAAAAATAATGTTGCGACGTGGAAATGTCCGGGCCGTGGCAAACCGGACAAATATGAATGGCAAGGGAAAGCCCTTCTAATTCCGCTAGTAACCGATAACCATCCGCGATGGTATAATGCGCCTTTATCAGCGCACGCCTGTGGCGATTATGCACGCTCTTTGGCAAAGGCCCATTCATATCAGCCCCTTTGCGCGCAGCCCATCGGCAACTCTTATGGCGGTATGATAGCTCACATGATGACGTTCGGCCGCGTCTTTGACAGGAAAACCTGCTAAGATATCCGCCCGAATGGCACATGAATCCACATCAGCGGTTTTACTATGATGCAGATAACGGTCCTGAATAGTGTCTAAATTTATGTCAGGTAAAATACGGTCTCGACGATAGACTTCCGCAATATTTAAGAGCTTTTTTCGCTCTGGAAGATCATAACCAACCCCCCAAAGCGTAACAATTGGACAGCCCATTGCCGCAAGAACACGCCTTACCTTACAAATATAGACATCAACAATTTTATCCAAGGGCGGTTCATGATTATCCCAATACATCGCCTCATAAAGTTGGCGTTTTGTTTTCGAACCTTCACAGAGCGCCGCCAGAATACGACCCGCCAGAGGGCCAAAACCCGCCCGCTTTAATAGCGGATGCGCGTCCTCAACAGCCTTACACAACACAAACAGGTCAAAACCCTTTTCCGTGAAATCACTTTGCTGCTCTCGAAATAGAAAATCGACATTGGCCGCGTAATTTTCCAATATTTCACGGTCCATAAGTTTGAAATCTGGCGGGCTTTTAGGAAAGATGAAATCCGTCACGCCCGCACATCCAATAGCGCATCTTTTTGAGGTTGGCGAAACACCCCCACTTCCCCCGCGCGAAGGCGCGCATGGCCAAACTCAGTAATATTACAATCCTGCCCAATCACGCCTATGGATTTCAGACGACTTAACATCGTCGTCGACACAATAAAGGTGCCGCATTCGCCAGTCATCTCGGTGCTATGGCCGGTCCATCCGTCTCTCACCCCGACAACGCGGCCCAGATCGTTGATGGCCTCTAAATCCGCCAAAACCGCGTCGCTAATTTCGACGGCAATTGGCGCGCATTTTGGTTCTAATTTATCGGCCAAGGCGCGAAGCCCTGCCGCCGTCAATCGGCTCCAGTTTCCAGATTTTAATAAAACGGTACTCATACGTCCCCCGAAGATGTTGAAATAAAGGCCTCTAAATTGGCCAAACTATCGGCATTATCGGCCGCGACCTTTCTCTGCAGGGCGTCATTGGCATCACAGCCAGCCGGCGGCCAAGCGATCCAAACGCCGCGCACCCCTGCCTGCGCATTGAATTTGGCAGAGGCGAGGTGAAAGGCCTCTTGCGCGCGCTGCGTGCCGGGTATTTTATTCTTCAGGTCATCCTTTAAATCGTCTTCAGCGATAATTCTGACGCTGCCATTCCAATGGTCAGGTGGTACAAACCCAGGGCGATTAAGATCAGGTTTTGGCACGCCGCGCGGCAAACCAAGCTTTGGCACGGGGACACCGTTTCGGGTAACAATCTGTGTAAATAGAGGGCGGTTATATTTATCCCGCGCCTGTGCGCCCGTCACATTGCCGAGCGAAAGCCCCGCCCAATAGGCGCCATGTTGCGCTGTATGGCCGCTCAAAATATCAAGCTGCCGCGCGGCCATGACCGATTCCAATCCTTCGCCAATATTTAACGTTTGCGGCGATTGCGAAGGCGCGGACGGGTTTAACGCACCCCAAAGCGGCGCAGCCCCGCCAAAACAATCGCCATACATTTGTTTGGCGGCGCGCTTGCCTTTTGGGCCGCGCTTTGTGGCGTCGATTTTTCCAGACCCGTCCGCCTTTAAAAAGGTCACATGTGCGCCCGTGACTACGCCGTTTTTATAAACGGGATGGGTCATGGCCCGAAAGACTTCGCCGGAGCGGTTTTTAAGGCTGGGGTGATAACCCAGCGCTTTCGGTAATCCGCCTAACACATCAACGCGGATATCGCGGCCATATAAATAGGTCTCGACAATCGTGCCGGTCGCAGGTCGCGATTCAGAAATTATCTTTTGCGCATATTCAATCAACCGCGCACGATATGCCGCCTCATCTTCATCGCGCTGCTGAATATCGCGGTCAATCGCCTTGATTTGAGCAGGGCTCGCCTCGCCAATTTCAAGGCCTGCCAGAACTTGCGCTTCTTTAATCGCCTGCGGAAAGGACAGACCCTTTTGCGTCATAAGCCAGGTAAAAATATCACCGTGACTACTCGTTGAAAAACAATGATAATGATCGCACCACACTTTAAACGAAGGGGAGCGCTCGGCAGAAAAGGGTGACAATCCCACATCTTTTTTGGCATCTTCACGCTTTAATTTTACGGAACGGCCAATCACGCTTCGCAGATCAATACGTGCAATAAGGCGCGCCTTATCAATCGCGGACAGGGTTTTATACTCCCCGCTCATCTATCGCCCGCCTGCTGGGATGTATCGGCAATCGCGCGAAAATGTGCTTTCAAAAGCGCAGCCCCGTTAATCACAAGGTCCAGCTGGGTCATCAGCTTTAAATCCGAAACCTCATCGGCGGTCACCTTGCCATCAGCGATCGTGCGCGCCAGTTTGGCAATGACTGCACCGCCCTCGGCGATTTGATCCGCCGTTTGGCTTAAAACACAGCCACGAACTTCGGGCTGGGCAATCAAATCATACCCCAACTGGTCTGCCATATAAGTCAAAAGCGCCGTATTGTCTGATGCCGCCATTAAATCGAGGGCAACATCAACTGGCATGAACCGCGCCGTATCATCGCTATGCTGCGATGAAAATCGCTGCAAGCATGACAAGCTTTCAATTCGCGAATGCGGCGCGGCGCATTTCAGCGGACCAAAACTATTTAACAAAGCCTTGGTCGCTGTTTTTAATCCGCGATAAGTGGATGAAGAAAACGCGCGCATTAAGCCTCGCCTCCACTCTCAGGGATAGAGGCGGCCAGAGGCCCTGTTAAGGCCCCATCCAAAGGCATGGGGATATTCACCCGCGCTTTCCCCATGACGGGGTCATTATCAGACGCTAACTTGCCCTCATGACCCAAACGTTTCAAATAAGCTTCAATCAGCTCAAGCGTCCCAAGAGACACGTTTTCACCCCTTTCAAGCTTGAACAACACGCGCTTATCAACCCCAGCCCCCAAGCAAAAAGCCCGCGCGCTTACGTCATGCGCCTTGCAATAATCCTGCGCTTGATTCAGAATAGTTTCACGAATTGTCATGAGGCTGGAAATAGTGGGAATAATTATTCCCGTCAAGTATTATTATTCCCGTGCGGGGATAATTGTTTCCGTATAAGGCCGTGATATGGTAGACAAACAAGACAGAAGCGCAATTTTACGCAGCCGGCTACGAACGCTTATGCGACTAAAAGGCATCTCTGGCCGCAAGTTATCAGCACACACCGACCTTTCAGAAAGCTATGTTAAGCGCATTTTATCTGGCCACATCCTTATACCCAGCGCAGATATCCTCGCGAGAATAGAGCGCTCACTTGGTGTTCCGCTTGGCTATCTAACCGCGGCAAAAGAAAATATTTACGACGAGAATTACCTGGAACGATGTATCGACGCGGAAAAATATCGTGAAATAGCCAAGAATACCTCTGATAAAGATCAGAAAGCGCGGCTGTTACATGACGCGGACCTTCTGGATGAGGCATTTTACGACGGATCGTTTGAATGGCTTGCTGCATACGCGCCGCGCGGAACGGTTCAAAACTATATAAAACGCATGCGTTCACGTGAGCTCTTTTCGCCTTACGACACGCATGATTATACATATAACACGCACAGCCCACATGAAGCCTTAGAGATGGCCAGCGCGGACGAAGAATTTGACTCTGCACCTTACATGGCTGCGCCGACCCCACAACCAAACCAAATCCCGATCATGGGCTATGTCGGGGCAGGCGCCGAGATTCACCCCATCAATGATTATGCCAAGGGGGATTATGAAGACTCAATTATTGCCCCCTTTAATGTCCCAGAAAACGCCGCAGCCCTCCTCATTAAAGGCGATTCAATGTACCCCGAAATGGATGATGGCGATATTTTGGTTTACAGTCCTCATGCCCCGTTTGAGCTGGAAAATTGCTTGGGCCGTCGCTGCGTCATTCATACCGCGGACGGACAAATACTTGTAAAACGGCTAAAACGCGGCAGCCGCAAAGGCCTGTTTAATTTACACAGCGCGAATGCCCCCTTAATGGAAAACATAGAAATTACATGGGCCGGCCGCGTTCACGGCACAATTTATCGCTAATCGAGATTAATGCGCCGGTAACATCGGCTCGCGAATTTTTCTTGGCAGGTCCGCTCAACGATTACGACGATGCGCTCGCCGGTCAAAAGCTTAAGCGGGCAATGATAAATATTCGGGGTCTTTTTTTCCCCGCCAAGCATCGCTTCAGATATTTCATAACCCGCCTCCTTATTCACCAAATTCGCGCCCATGACGCAGGTCTCAATAACGTCGGCATCACTATAATCTGAAACTTTACTTCCCCCCACCCCTGTCATGGACTCCAAGACACTCGACCCAATCAGGAATGCAATAACAATCAAGATGACAACGACGAAAGTAACCCCGCAGCCACTCTTATTACGTCTTTCCACGTAAACAATTTTTTCTTCAGCCATAACTCCTCTTACACGTTTAATCTGTAATCGGAAAGGACTACATACTGAAAGAGAAGGTATAATAATTCCCGTTTTTAGAAATTATTCCCATAATTGAATTGACACGGGAATTATAATTCCCTATTTGTCGCTCCAAATTACGGAGCTGACTCATGCAAACCCCTGACACACCGCGATCACATTCACTGGCACCGACGCCGCCTATTCGCCTCGGCTTACCAGACTATAGCGCACCACGCTTCACAGCCCGCGAAACAGCTTCAGCAGAAGACTTAATCGCGGCGGCTAATCGGCTGACCTCTCTCATCGAAAGCGCACTCCTTGAAAACCGACTCTGGAATAAAACCCAATTGCGGGACTGTATTCGCGACATCGGCCTAAAAACCACAATCCTTTGCCGCCATCAAACACACCCTGTCAGAACAAATGGTGAGTGTCCCTAATGTCCCGCCCTATTAACGCTTATCCTCTTCAATGGCCGCAGGGTCATCCGCGCCAAGGCCCGCGCAAGGCGACGTCTCAATTCAGAACGCAGCTAAAAGGCGCGCTGAATAACGTAAAAGACAGCCTGCAGAAATTTGGCAATGACAGCGGCAAAGCGGTCACAAACTTAGTGATAAGTTCTGACGTCACGCTCGGCGTTGATAACCCGCCTGATAGCGGCGTTGCCGTTTATTTTGATTGGGCGGGGGAACCGCGCGTAATTCCTGTCGACCGCTACAGCAAAGTGCAAGACAACCTCCAAGCTATTCACCACATTATCGAGGCCCGCCGGACCGAGCTCCGCCACGGCGGCCTGCACATTGTGAAAACCAGTTTTGCAGGCTTTAAAGCGCTGCCCCCTCCTGCTGATTATGAAGATTGGCAAACCATTCTAAAGCTTGGGCAGGACGCTACCCGCGCAGAGATCTTCAGCGCCTATAAAAACTTGGCTAAAATACATCACCCCGACAAAGGGGGAAACGAAGCCGAGATGCAAAAAATAACAGCGGCCCGCGATACGGCCCTTGCTCAATTGGGGCAAGACTAATGTACGCCCCATTCCCATTCCCTGCGCGCCCCGATGTAAAAAGCGCAGGGGTAAAGCCAGAGGGGCCGGCCATCAGCTCTCCGCGCCCCTCTGGTAATCCTATCCGCATCGGAGGCCCGTTATGAGCCCGCCGAAACGACCGCGCGTCACGCCAAAAATAACATTATCAGATGGCTCTATATTTGAATTACTGCCCGATGAGAGCGTGTCCGAGGCATTGGCCCGCGCCGAAGACTTACGCGCGCAAGGCCTGAGCCCCGCCAATGTCAAGGCCGCCGATGTCGCGGGGCAACCGAAAACCACGTCGCTGTCCTATGACGATGATGAACATGCCAAAATTGCCGAGGCCTTTGACCGCGAGAAAGCCGGCGAAGCCTCCGAGTCAGACAAAATTCTGCTGGATGTTGCACGCGGCAAAGGCGGAACAGACGGCGCAACAATTAAATCCAAATTTGTCGCGGCGGCGCTCTGCAATTTTATCGGCCGCGTTGAAAATATAAACGCCGAAATCAAAGATCGGCAATGGGACCGAAAAGAAATCTACACCGAGGTTAAAATTTTCGGCTTTGATGTACCCACCGTCAAACGGGTTGTCCGCCTGCGCCAAATTGAACGTGCCTTGCGCGAAGAACAAGCCGCCTTAGATCAAATCTATCTAGAGGCCACCGAAGGTGAGGACGGCTCTGACATTCCTCTGCCATCACTGCCCGAAGCCAAAAAAGCCCGGCGAAAATCACAAGCGCGGCTGAAAAAAGACAAGGCCCGAGACGCCATGGAGGCCGATGCCCGCGCCGCACGCGAAGCCGTAGCAGCCCGTGTCGAAGCGGTCTCAAAATCTGGGTTAGGCAGCCATAAAGGGGGTGCCCGATGAGCCCTGTTATCGATAAAGTTATCGACAAAGCGCCCCCCGACCAGACAACAAAACCACGGGATCCGCGAAACTATGCCCGCGCGCCCTTGCTCCTGGGCAAAAACGGAACGCGCCGTTTTTTGGTTGATGTCATGGTCTATGATGTCCCGCATCATGACCGGGTCAAACAATGCGGTTTCAGCACTGGGTTTTGGCCGCAGCGTGCACAAGCCAAACGACTCGCCGATCACTGGAAAGACCTCTTGGAACGCCCAGATTATGGCACAGAAAAATGGTGCGCCGATAAAGCAGCCCTCTTGGCCATAACCCTAAAATCCCGCGACGCCCATTTTAAGGCAGGTGTGTAATGGTTGATTTTACCAATTTCGAAAACTGGCTGACCGATACAAAACGCCTAAGAGATCACCTCTCAATCCGATTGAGAATGTTCCTATCGAACCGCACAGAAACCAAGCCTGAAACCGTTGTGCCAGGGGTCTTATTAACCGCTTACAACTTTCACCGCAGCCATTGCAGCGCGCGCGGCGTAACCGTCGAAGCCGACATTATCCGCAGCTGGGAATCCCACTGCAACCTTATTCCCAAAGTCGCAGCAGAAGCCACCAAACATCAGAAAGGCCCTAACCATGGCAGCTAGCGTGAATAAAGTTATCCTTATCGGCCATGTCGGTAAGGACCCTGAAATCAGAAGCTTTTCCAATGGCGGGAAAGTCGCCAATTTTTCGATTGCGACCTCTGAACATTGGAAAAACAAACAAGGCGAGCGCCAAGAAAAAACCGAATGGCACAATATTGCCGTCTTCAATGACGGGCTGGTCGGTGTGGTCGAACGCTATATCAAAAAAGGGGCCAAGCTTTACATCGAGGGCAAACTGCAGACCCGAAAATGGACGGATCGCGACGGGAATGACAAATATACAACTGAAGTCGTACTGCAGGGTTACAGCGGCATTATTAAGATGCTGGACAGCCGAAGCGGCAATGACGGCTCATCCCGCCAAGCCTCGCGCACACAATCCGCCGATACCAAGGCTGAAACCGATTTCGACCTTGATGACGACATCCCATTTTAGAGAACACCAATAAAGGAACACCATGCCCAAAAAAAACACTCTAGCAGATCTCAACGATCATCTGTTCATGCAAATTGAAAAGCTTAATGACGATGAGCTTACGGGCGAAGCACTGGAAGCTGAAATTGATCGCGCGGAAGCCATGACGAACATAGGCAGCCAAATAACAAACGGGATGAAGCTCCAACTTGAGGCCGCGAAGATCATTGCGTCTCACGGAGATAAATTTAGACATGACTTAACGGGCTTGACGAAATCTGAAGACACAGCACCCCGCTTGTCTGAAAACACGCGCCCAAAAGCTGACTAATGAAACCCCGTCGGATTTTATATAGTGCTGCGGAACGCGAATGGATTAAATCCAATTCGCGTCGCCCCCGTAAAGATATGCATGCCGATTTTGTCCAAAAATTCGGGAGAGAGGACGTATCTATTCATAATATAAAATCGCTTTGCACGCGAGAAGGATGGGTAACCAGAACTCCACGACCCAAAATTGTTCTGACGCCGGCCGAACTCAATTGGATCAAAACACACCGAAAGAATCCTCGCGCCCAGACATTGAAATCCTTACATGCGAAATTTGGCAGAACTGATATTGATGTAAAGAATTTGCAATCTATCTATACACGAAAGGGTTGGTTGCGCCGACAAAACGCACATAGAGGCTGGATATCTTACAGTGAAGAAGAACTGGCATGGATTAAAAGTCATGCCTCTATGCCCCGAAACGCAATTTTCGAATTATTCGTAGAGACCTTTAAAAGAACAGATGTTCGTCAGGACGACATAAAATCTCTATGCACGAGACGTAAATGGAGAGCAGCCAGTGACGGTCGCTTTAAAAAAGGGACCATCCCGCCCAATAAAGGCAAAAAGAAAGTCACACTGCACCCTAATACCCTTCGGGCTCAGTTCAAAGCCGGGCACCAACCTGCGAATTCCAAGCCCTTAGGGTATGAACGCATATGTTCTAAAAACGGCTACATCTTAATAAAGGTTGCGCAAACTAACCCTTATACGGGTGCCCCAACCCGCATTATGCCTAAGCACAGATATTTATGGGAACAAGAAAACGGCCCTATCCCTGCTGGCTGTGTTTTACGCTGCCTAGATAATAATAAATTAAACACCGACCCAAACAATTGGATATGCATTTCCTTAAGTTTAAATGCTCGATTGAATATTGCTGGATATAATGAAGCGCCTGCATCACTGCGACCTAGCATTCTGACAACCCAAATGCTCAAGGATAAAGTCGGAGAACATCGGCCTAGCCCTATGCAAATCATAGCCGCTAAAGAAGGTTTTAAAAGACCCAGTCGCCGCGCAAAACCCGCCGATAACTTACGGGATCTTATCGAAGAAACAGTCTTTGATTTTAATCCAAGCCACTATGCTCAGAAAATAGACCAAGCCATTGCGGCCGCCTGGCACGGCGGTGCCAATCTCTCAGATTGGGCTGTCCCCCTACCTTTTCTAAAAAATGACGAGACGCCCACGACTATTCACATTGACTGGAGACGCCTTCGCAGACGGCCGGACCTCCGAAACCGTTTGAAACAATTAATAGAGGCCACCTTATGACTAATGAAATTTATGTCACCGACATTGAAACAACAGGTACAGATCCTAAAACCGATGAAATCATAGAAATCGGTTCACAAAAGTGGATAAACCCGCAACCTTCATTCGGAGTAGAAGGCCCGGATGAACAAACGAGTTGGGTAAAATTTTCCGCGCTTGTAAGGCCCAATCAAAGCGTGCCAGCTGAAACATCAGCCATCCATCATCTCACCGATTGGCACCTAAGCGAAGCCCTTGACTTGAGCGATGTCTTAACTGACTTCACTTATAAAATGCACCCTCGCCCTATATTCGCCGCGCACAACTCAACATTCGAAGCCAGTTTTTTAGAGGCTAGCTTGGCTGAAAAAGGTGTCAAACCACGATGGATTTGCACTTACAAACTGGCTTTGCATCTTTTCCCAGATGCACCTAGCCACAGCAATTCTAGTTTATTTTACTTTCTAGGGGTGTTCAAAAACCTGCCTGAATTCTGGGAATCGTTTTTGCAGAAAAACAGGCTGCACCGCGCTTGGCCAGATGCCTATATTACCACTCAGCTTTTAAATATCTTCTTGAATTATGTTAGCATACCAGAAGCCCTGAGAATATCATCCGCCCCAGCCCTCTTGCCTAAAGTGAACTTCACAAAGGATCACAGAGGTAAAAAATGGGCCCAAATGGATGAAAGCTTTCTTACGTGGGTTTTGCACCCTGACCGCGATTTTGACGCCGACGTCATTCACACAGCCCAGTATTGGCTAGATAAGGCCAAACAAGAAGACGAATGACGCAACCCCGCGCCATATCAGATCACGCCGTCGCGAAGGCTTACGGCCTCAATATCCGCCGGTTAAGGCCGTTTCTGGACAAGCATAACCTTGCCATTCGATTGGGCAATGGCCCGCGTAACGTCTTGATCAAAGACTTGCCACATCTAGAATCACTCCTTAAAGCCGAATCCCAATGCTTAAACTCGACCAACGACCTTCCGGAATTTGGCGGATCCGTGGCACTCTCCACGGAGTCACCGTTGACAAGAGCGCTCGCACTCGCAGCCGAGCAGAGGCGGAACAAATCCGTAAAGCGTGGGAACGCGAAATCTTCGCCCAGATCTATGGCTTCAAAGACAACAGCAAAAATCACACCTTTGCCGATGCGGCAGAGGCATGGGTCCTAAGCGGCGGCGATACAACTGCCTTTTATTATTTCGAAAAAATATTAACCCAACTCGCCCAGATCTCCCTCAATGATTTAACGGTCGGCCGGATTAAACGCGAAGCTCGAGTTTCGTTTCCCACACAATCAAATGCAACAATTAATAGGCACTTCATGGGCTTGGTGTCTGTAATCTTGAATCATGCGGCGGACGAAAAAATGATTCCAGCTGTTCGAATGAAGCGCCTCCCAGTCAAGAAAACTCGTATAGATTGGCAACCCCCCTCTGTAATAGAAAATCTAATCGATGTTGCGGGTGATATGGCGCCGTTGATTACCTTCGTAGTGGGCACAGGGGCGCGCACAAATGAAGTCTTTCGTCTTGATTGGAAAGATGTCTCCCCGAAAGGCGAACGCGTCACACTTTGGCGAACCAAAGGAAATCACCCACGCTCTATCGATCTCTGCCCACGCACCCGAGCTGCGCTGCCAGAGAGAGGCATTGGCTTTGTCTGGAAACGTCAAGACGGCCAACCTTGGAGTGAAGCACCCAATGGTAGGTTTTATGGACCCGCCCGGAAACTTTCACGTATATGCAAAGCACATGAATTACCTAATATCGGAATTCACAGCCTTCGTCACAGCTGGGCCAGCTGGCAGTATGCAATAGATAAAGACCCAATTGCCTTAATGGGGCGTGGCGGTTGGACATCGCTTAAAATGGTTCTTAATTACGCACACCTCGCCACTGATGACCTTGCCCAGCAAGTGGAAGAATATGGTTGGTTTTCAAATCAAACTGGGCAAAATCTGGGCAAAATACAAGACCATGCAATTTAAACCATTGTTTTTATTATCATTTATTCACAATATCAAACGCCCTCCGAAGGCAGAGGTCGCACGTTCGAATCGTGCTAGGTGCGCCATTTCACAAAGATTTAACTTCGTAGGCTCTTCGTTGTCATTGTGCGCTGGTGCAGACACTCGCTGGTCATACCTGATAGCCTTTAAAGCGATGAGAAAAGGTATGGGCGCGCCTGATTGTCGTGTGGGTTTTGATGGAATGACTTTCCCCGCCCTAGGGTTTAAATGA